TCCCACGCGCCATCGCGCGAGACTTCGTGGAGGATCTCCGCCACGTTGCCACCGACCCGCGCGCCGGGGTTCATCTGCGCCGTCTTGCTGCCTTCGTGGCGGTCGCAGAAGCCCGCGTAGACGCGCGCGGCGACGGCGGTTGCGATCTCGTCGAGCGAGCCTCCGCCCGCGTCGGCGGACTTGTTGATCGTGAGCGAGTTGAGATCCACGCCGCTGGGCTCGCCGTTGACGCCGAACGCCGCATCGATGAGCGCGCTCTGATCGTCGTTCCACGCGACGCGCGCCGCCTCGAGACCGGCACCGACGCGGACCTCATAGATCGGGCCGCGCGCATCTGCGAGCCCCGCCGCGGCGGACGGAGAGAGGAGCGCGCGGACCTCGGGCGAGTCGGCGCGGCGGATGATGCGCGTGAACTGGCGGTCGTCGTTCGGGGAGGCGGGGACGGCGGAGAGGATGACCGCGACCGCGTGCTGGCCGGTGAGCGTCGGAGCCGCCATGCCGTCCGCGATGGCGCCGAAGGCGATCGGCCTGCGCTTGTTCGTCGGGTCCGCCGTCGGGCCGGGGTTGGCCGGCCGCACGCCGGGCGCGGTGTTGTCGCCCTCCAACTCGATCTGTCCGGGAAGCGGAGACTGGAACATCCGCACGGGGTCGGCGAGGTAGTCGAGGTGGATGATCCCTTGATCGTGGTCGAGGATCGTCACGCGCGCGGGGGCGGGCTTCGCCGCGTCGGTGAGACGACCGCCGACCGGCCAACCCTGCACGTTCATCGCGTAGCTGAGATCCCGCTTGCCCTGCGCGTCCGAGATCATCGAGCGCATCGTCGCGAGGTAGCAGTAGTCGCCGTACGCGACCGCCGGGCCCCGCGTGCCGGTGACGGGGTCGATGGTCGCGACGCGCCACGGGCGCAGCGAGAGGATGCGGTCCATCCACCGGCGGTTGATCCGGTACGTCCGGCGCCAGTGCTGCTGGAGCGCGGCGAGACGCGCGGACCAGTCCTGATCGGGGTCCGAGTCGCCCGCGAGTTGCAGCGGCGCCCATGCGTCCATGAACGGGGAGAACAGGCGGCGGAGGTCCGCGAAATTGATCTGGCCGAAGACCGGCGCGGCGCCCCACGCGAGGAGCGCCTCCTCGACGGTCACCCACGTCCCCTGAGCGACGGTCGCGCCGGAAGGGAGCGCGAGCGTCCAGTCGGGGACGGGGAGGACGTTCTGCATGTACCTCTCGTCGTCGCCGAGCGCCTGAGTCGAGGACGTGGACGCGAGTTCGCGGAAGTCGAAGCGGGTCTCGATCTCGCGCGTGAACAGGACGTGAACGGCGCGCGGGCGGACGTTCGCCATCCGCACGAACTCGACATGCCCGCCGCCGACCGACTCGGCTCCAAGGCCCTCGACGGTCGTCGCCTCCGACCCGTCGCCGCGCAGGTAGACGCGGACGCGGCCCGCGGGCGTGATCGTGATCTCCGCACGCGGGAGGTAGGCGAGGACGCGAGCGATTGCCTGATCCGCCGTCTCGTCGAGTTCCAAGTTCTCGATCGGCTGCCCGTCGGTGATCTCCGGAGCGATGTCCACCGCCCCCGAGTCGCCGCCGGGGACCGCGCGCATCGCCTCCTTGAGCACGTCTTCGAGTATCTGCCGCGCCGTCCACGGGCGGCCTTCGTTCGTGCTCCACGGCGCGTACCAGACTGCATCGACGACCGGCTGGAGTTCCGGCGTCCCGGGGTCCGCGAGGCGGCGGTTACCGACACGGCGGCGGACGTTGTACCGGCGCGTGATCGACTGGTACGACCACCAGAACCTCAGATCCACCACGACGACGCGGGAGATGTCCGGCACGTCGGCCGGGCTCTCGTGGATCGCGTAGAGACCGCCGATCTTGAGGTACGGGGCGTCGCCCGAGAACTCCAGCGAGATGGGCTGCGGACCGCCCCGGAGAAGGTTCTCCGCGTCGCTCGGCTGGAGATCGAACGTACGCTGCGGCGACGCGACGCCGGGGCGGAGAGCCCACCCGGCGCCGGCGGAGGCGAGGCATGGGACGCCTCCGAGCGTGACGCGCGCGCTCACGAGAAGGCCCCCGTCGTCGCGGAGTCACCGCCGCCGGAGATCGTCGTGGGGCCGATCTGCCGCGCCCGGCGGTAGATGCTTGTCATCGAGATCTCGGTGGACTGGATCGTCGAGCCGGGGAGTCCCTCGACGAGATGAACGCGCGCGGGGCGCTCCTCGACGCGGACCCACGAGTCTCCGGGCGCTTCGAGCCGCGCGTACCCGCGGCCGATGTCGTTCACGGTGTCGATCGAAGCGTGCCCGAGGAGCTTCGTCGTCTGCGTGATCGTCCGCAGCGTGACGACCGGGCCGTCGTAGATGTAGCAGTCCTCGGGGTTGCCCGTCCACGCGGGCACGAAGACCTTGCCGCTTGGGCGCGAGTCCGCGACCTCGATCCGGTGCGCGATCATGTCCTGAGACGCCGCGTCGAGATCGGTCCCGACTCCGACGAGCGTGCAGGCGATCGTGTTGCGGTCGTAGTCGAAGACCGGGCGGGCGGAGATGAGCGCGAACCGGCTCCCCGTCTGCGCCTGCATCTTCTCGACGATCCACGGCTTGAGCGCGTCCCACTTCGCCTTGAGGTCCTGAGAGACCGTCTTGTCCACCGAGCACGCGAACTGACCGACGACCTCGGTGAGATCCTGAGCGTCCGGCGAGTGCCCCGTGTTGCGCGACGTGCGCGAGACTTCGAGGACCGACCCGACGAGCGCCGAGTCGTCGAGCGAACTGCTGCCCTGCCCGTAGATGCGCTCCTCGTAGACGCGCAGGAAGTCGATCGTCTTCCCGTTCGTGCTGGCGCGCGTCACCGGCTCGCCGATCAACTCGAACGTGCCGCCGATCGCGGTGAGGGCGGACGTGCAGAACGCCGCGATCTTCGCTTCGTACTGCGCCCGCGCGTCGTTCGACGTGACCGCGGTGAACATGCCCTCGATCGTGACCGTCTTCCGGCGGCTCGGGGAGTAGGCGACGGAGATCGAGGAGCGGCGGTGCCCGAGGGTGTCCACGTTGTCGGCGGGAAGGCCCATCCGGACGCGGACGCGGTACAGGCGCGAGCGGCCCGTGTCGGCCGGGTCCCCGCCCTTCGAGACCTCCGGCTGGGAGTCGAGTCCGGTGTTGTCGCTCTGGCGGCGGCGGAAGAGGAGCGATCGGCCGAGCGTGATCTCCAGATCCTGATACGGGCGGCGGAGGCGCGTCTCGACGTCCTTGCACTTCGAGACGAACGAGTCCTCGGAGTCGGCGGTGACGACGAAGCTCCACGAGATGTCCACGGACTCGTGATCGTGCGTGATCTCGTGGTACCCGTCGAGCGGGTAGTCCGAGTCGCCGCCCATCGTCAGGTCGCCGTACCGGATCGCGAGTTCGCGTGAGACCGCCATCAGTTCCCCGCTCCCCCGGCGAGTGCCGACGCGGCGAGCTTGCCGAGAGCCTCGCCCGCCGCCTCGCGCCGGATCTGCGTCTGGATGCGCTGCGCCTCGAAGAGCGTGCGCTGGACGTCGTACAGCGGCGTCGCGTAGTCGACGAGCGCCTTGCTGTTGACCTCGCCGCGGAGACGCGCGAGTCCGCCCGCGACCGTCTGGACGGCGTCGGCGGTCGCGCCGAGCGCGTCGAGCGGGGCGCGGAGCTTCGCGAGGCCGCGCGAAAGATCCTCGGCGAGACCGCGGGCGGAGCGGAGAGGACCGCGGAGAGCGTCCGGGGCGGCGGCCTCGATCGCGGCGGAGACGGCGGGGCCGTACTCCTCCGCGAGCCCGGCGCCCTTGAGCGCGGCGGCGGCGAGCGGGCCGGCGACGGGAAGCGCGCCCGCGGCGGTGCCCGCGAGGTCCGTCACGGCGTATGAGAGGCTTCCGCCCCGGGCGGCGCCGAGGAGCCAGCGGCCGACCTGCCACGACTGATCGATCCGCCCGGTGATCGTCGTCTCCCGCGGCGGGACGTCGTGGATCACGGGGCGCGTGGGGTCGCGCCCGGCCGGGCCCGTCGAGTCGGACGGAGTCGGCCGGCGCGGGTCGCTCGGGCGCGGGGTCTGAACCGGATCGACCGCCCCGGGCGCGGTGCCCGGCGGGGTCGCGGCGCCGCCGCCTTCGGTGGCCCGCTTGCGCTCCTTCTCGATGGCTTCGAGGTCGCGCTTCGCCTTCGCGACGTCGAACTCGACCGTGATCTTCGCCGGGCCGAGAACGGTACTCACAGCGTCACCGTCTTCGTGAGCGCCTCGGAGTACCGCTCCGCGCTGCCGCCGCCCGTCTCGTCGTAGGCGACGAAGAGCGCGTACGACCACGTCCCGGAGCCGGGGGAGTCGGTCACGCCGGTCACGAGGTCGGACGCGAGCGTCACGCCGGTTCCGGACGTGGCCGAGGACGGGGCCGTGGAGCCGGACGCGCGGCGGAGGATGACGCGCAGGCGGTCGTAGCGGGCCGCGGGGAGCGTCCAGCCGAGCGTCGTGGAGCCCGTGCCGCCCGTGGACGTCATCCGCGTCGCGGGCGCGTAGAAGCGGTCCCGCGTCACGATGCCCTCGAACTCGTACAGGCGGATGAGGACGTGCGAGGTCCCGCCAAGTGGCTCGACCTGCGCCGAGGAGCGGGCCCGCATTTGGAGCCTCACGCCGTCCGCGCCGACGATGCGCCCGATCGCGTCGTGGAGCTTCTCTTCGAGTTCGAGGAGCCCGCGACCGCGGGAGGAGTTGACGCTCTGCCGGTGTGCGCCAAGTAGCGCCGTCTCGCCGAACTGGTCGCCGAGGATGTCCACCATCAGGGCGGCGCCGATCCGCTGGGTGACGAGGTCCGGCGCCTCGCGGTCGGACTCGCCCCCGGAGGGCCAGAGGAAGACGGCCGGCTTCGGGGTCTCCGTCGCGGTGTCCTCGGGCACGCCGGGGAAGACGAGCACCGAGCCGCCGTGGAAGACGAGCGTGGAGCCGTCGTCCCACGTCACGTTCTGGAGGAGCCACTTCGCCTGCCGCAGAAGCTGCCACTCGTTCACGGGGCGCCTCCGATCCGGGCCGCGGAGGCCGCGAGGACGCGCTCTGTTGCGTCCGGATCCTCGGACGTGTCTCGGGCCGGGTCGCCGCGCAGAACGTCCCCAGCGACGACGAGGGCCGCCTGCGCGGGCGCGGGGAGGGACGTCCACTCGGAGAGCGTGACGACGCCCCCGGCGCGGCGGAAGAGGAGCGCCGCCCGGAGGAGATCCTCGACGGTGTCGGGGGCGGTCACAGGGACAGGTCCTCGATCATGCCGACCGCGTAGGTGCGCGCCGAGGAGTCGGGCACGCCGCGGAAGGCGACCACGGAGTCGAACTCGACGTCGAGGGAGAGCGCGACGCGGTGCGCTTCCTCGGGGACCGGGACCGCGGCGTACAGGATCACCGCGGGATGCTCGGCCGGGGAGAGCGGAACGAAGAGCAGCACGCCGACCGCGTCGTCGAGCATCGCGCCCGCGCGCTGCGCTTCCGTCGTCAGCGTCTGCGACATGACTGGACGGCCGGAGGACGAGCCCGCGGCGACACCGGGAAGGGAGCGGGTCACGGCGTCGGAGTCCCAGCCGCGGAGCGTCGCGACGAGCGCGCAGCCGCCGTCCGTGCGGATGTAGCCGACCGGCATCCCGCCGTACTCCTCGGCGCGGATCGGGCGGGAGCCGATGCCGGAACTCCACGCGACGGCGCGGATGAGCCCGAGTTCCGTCCCGCCGTAGAGCGGGGCGGACGAGAGGCTCGTCGGCGCCCAGATGAGGCGGCCGGGGTTGCGCAGGGCGGCGGAGGCGGACGCGGTCGCCATCAGGCGGCGCCTTCCACGACGAAGGTCTCGAGCGCCGCGCGGAGGCGGTCCTGCCCGCGGTCCGTGATGCCCACGAACGGGCGGCGGTGCAGGAACGTGTTGAGCGTGTCACGGCGGAAGAGGAATCCGATCGAGTCGCGGAACGGGGCGCCGCGCTTCGTGCGCAGCCACTTCGCGGCAGCCTTCTTCGCCGTCGCCGTGATCGGCATCGACGTCCCGCCGCCGCGCTGGTGAAGGCTTGCGTACGGGAGTTCCGAGCCGACCTCGATCGTGTCCGTGCCGACGACGCGCGAGGAGATCGAGCCGCGGAGCCCGGTGCCGCCCTGCCCGATGAGCGCGGGGCGCCGCTGGAAGTGACGCGCGCGCGGCTTCCCGCCGCGGTTCCACTCGGCGAGGGCCGCCGCGAGGTTGATGAACGGGTCGCGGCGGCCCTCGTACCGCGACGCCCACTTGAACTCGCCGAACTCCTGATCGCGGAACGCACGCTGCGACTCGGAGACGAGGAGCGCGCCCCACGCCGCGAGGAGCGGGGCGGGACGCTCCAGCGTCTCGACGAGACGCGCGACGCCGGTCTGCGCGTCGAGGCGGAGGATGCGCGTCACGCCGGGTCCTCGCCGACGGAGGGGCCGTCGAGCACCACGCCGTCGAAGCGGCGCCGGTCGAAGGCCGGCCGCGCGACGGTCTGGCCCGTGTCGAGGTCGCCGGAGGGAGTCAGCCGAGAAGAGGTCGTCGGGACCACCTTCCGCTGCCCGCCGGTCGCGCGGGCGAAGGGGACGAGTTCGTCATCCACCCACTCGCGGTAGGTGTCCGCGGCTCCCTTCGCGCCGATGCGCTTCGCGAGGAGCGCGACCACGCCCTCGCAGGCGATCGTGACGTGTTCGGCGTTGGTCACGTCGAACGCGATCCCTCCGCGCGTGCGGAAGACGCCCGCGATGTCCGTGCAGGCGGCGTTCAGCTTCGTCGTGTTGATCGTCGTCTGAGCGCCATCGTCCGCGTTCGTCAGGTCGATGAGACGCTGCGCGCTGTACCGGGTCTGGACCTCGTCGGAGAGTGCCATCGGAGAACCTCCGTCACGGGTCGGACCACGTCACCGTCCCGCCGGTGGATGCGGGCAGGTAGCGGGCGAAGTAGAGCCAGAACATCCGCTGGAGGATCGACTCCGTCGCCGTGTCCGTCCACGTCCACGAGTCGTTCCTGAGGAACGGAGTCGCGCCGCCGACGACCGCGTACCACGAGCCGTCGAAGTTCGTCATCGGGGCGACGATCACGTCGTCGATGAGGATGTTCCCGGACGTCTTCGTCCACGCGACCTTGACGAGCGCGGAGTTCTGGTTCCACTGCTTGTACCAGCACGACTTGTCGAGCGCGATCCGGAGGATCTGCCACCCCGTCTGGCCGGAGACGGCGACGGTCGCGGTCTTGCCGCCGAGGGTCAGGACGAGAGTGCCGACGCCCGTGCCGACCTCGGCATTCCACGCGACCTGCGCGTAGACGGGGACGCGGGGGTCGAAGTTGACCTTGCGGGCGTCGAGCGACTGCTGGACGTAGCCCGTCGTCGTGAACTGGAGCGCGTACGGGGCCGTCTCGCCGCGCAGCGCGCGGTAGTAGTTCGTCCCGTCGAGCGTCACGGTGCCGGACTGCGTCCAGCTCGTCAGCGTCGGGGAGCCGGTCGTCCCGGAGTAGAGGCTGAACGACGGGTTCCCGATGAACTGCTCGGAGTCCGTGCCGGTGAGGCCCTGCAACGTCGCGATCCTGCCGGAGCCGTCGAGCTGCACCCACGAACCATCCGGAAGCTTGGGGGAGCCTCGAAATTCGAGCTGCTCGCGGCCCTGCTCCCGGCCGTTGCGGTAGTCGGAGACTACGATCGCGGACTTCGCGTCGGCGAACTGCGACTCCAACGGGAAGTCGTTCTCGTCCTTCGTCAGCCGGTTGATGACGCCCGTGCCGACGTTACCGCCGGCAGCGGACGGGGTCCCGAACGTGAAGCCGCGCGACGTGACGTACTTCGACCCGCTGACGTGGAGGTCGTACAGCGCGTCGAAGACCTGCGCCGCGTCGCCGCGCGTCACGGGACGGCCGAGGACGAGCGCGTACGTTTCGAGGAGCGGGAGGAGGATCTCCCGGCCCGCCTTGAGCGCGCCGTCCTCGTTCCCGCGCATCGCCGCGATGGCTGACGCGGCTCGCGTCGCCTCCGGCCCTTCGAGGAGCTGGACGAGCGACGTCTCGAGACCGACGTAGTTGGGCGAGTTCTCGGCCAGCCACTTCCGGTGCTCGTTGACCAGCTTCGCGGCGGCGCCGATCTGGAGCTTGATCTCGGCTTCGGAAGGGAGGACGAGGGCCATCGGTTACTCCTCGAGCATCGGGGGCGGGAGTACGTCACTCCGCGACGCCGTGGTCATGTAGACGAGCCGCGCGAGCGGGACGTCCTCCGCCTGCCGCCGGTAGTGCGGCGAGTCGATCTGACAGATGATGCCGCGCTTCCGCGATCCGTCTCCGCCGACGGTCCGGACGACGCGCATCGCGACCGAGTGCTTCACCCTCTCGACCTGCTCCGCCGTCAGTTCGAGGTACGTGCCGAATTCTAGGTTGCGGTCCGGGCTCCCCGCGTCGTCGAAGCTCGGCGTCCCCGAGAACCGCGGAAAGCTCTGCCCGCCCGACGTCACGTTCTGGACGGGGCACTCGGGGAGCGTCCCCATCCAGTACCGGACGCGCGGTCCGGCGTCTTCGGAGTCCTTCGGGAGCGCCACCTTGACGGTGACGTGCTGCTTCGGCGGGCTCGGCGGAGAGGCCGTGGCCCCCGGCTTCGGCTCGGTGGCCGTGATCGCGGGAGACATGGGCGATGTCCTTCTGTCCGGTTTCCCGGACGCTAGCTGTTGTCCACCTGAATGGCGCCGTAGGGCATGTTGAGCGAGTAGCCCTTGCGGATGACGGCCTGGAAGTATTCCAGCCCCGTCGAGCGCGACTCGTCGGAGTTGTCCTCCGTGGCGTCCGCGGTCCGGAGCGCCTCGCGGAGCGTGGAGAAGATCGGCTTCACCATCGCGTCCGGCCGGAAGACGTACCAGTCGTTCTGCGTCGAGGCGATCCGCGACGTGAACCGGATCTCGACCTTCTCGCCCGAGGCCAGCACGGCGTTCGTCACGCCCGCGCCGGTCGTCGAGACCACGGAGTGGGTGACCTCCGCGACGAGCGCCTCGTTCATCAGCTTGCGCAGGTGCGAGCCCGCGTAGATGACGTAGCGCGAGGTGCCCATGTTCGGCTCGAAGATCGGCTCACCGGCCGTGTCCGCGAAGCGGTCGAACCGCTCCAGAACCTCGAACCAGTTCGTCTGGATCTGCGCGACGGTCGTCACGCCGTCGCCGCTCACCACGTTGCCGCCCGAGTTGCCGAACCGCGTCCCCGAGTAGAACAGCGGATTGCCGTCTGGAGCGTTGGGGATCGCCGGGAGCATCGAGGCGGAGTTCGCGAGGATCTCCGCGAACGCGATGGAGTCGAGGCGCGCGAACCGGCCGGCGAGCTGCTTCGCGTCGCCCGCGAGATCGCCGACCTTGTTGTCCATCCGGTCGTTGCGGTGCCACTTGATGCGGCGCGCGAAGTCGTAGGCGGTGACGCTGAACGACTTCGACCCGAGTCCGCCCGTGGGGATCGGGTTTCCGCGCTGCCAGCGCGTCGGGATCGGCAGCGACTCGCGGTATCCGAACGTCTCCGTCAGGTGGGACTGCGGAACGTCGATGTCCATGACGTCCTTGAGCCCCGCGACGACGCCGTCGTACTGCTCGCGCCACGTGTTCTCGAAGTCGCTGCGGATGCCCGCGGCGAGGGTCGAACCGGTGAGGATGAACTGCGGCATGGGGTGTCAGGTCCCTTCCGGCTAGACGCCGAGCCCGATGAGGAGGAAGTAGACGCTCGCGGTTCCGGTCGTCCGGTCCGCGTCGGCGAGCACGAGGCCGATCTTCTGTCCCGAGCCCGGGTCCGTCACCGTGTACGTGCCGTCGTCGGTCGCGTACACCGGCTTGCCGTAGTCGGCCGCGGTGTTGTCGAGAGCGGCCACCGTCAGCTTCCGGACGGTGAACCCGCCGCGCGTGATCTTCGCGACCGGAGCGGGCGTCGTCGCCGTGTTGCCGGTGACCGAGTCGCCGAAGTGCCAGCCGACCAGCCGGTTGGCCTGCGTCCCGTCGAACGGGTGGATGGCGCCCGTCACGGTGTCGTGAGAGCAGAGCGCGCCGTGGTAGACGACGGACGACGTCTTGACGACCGCGACCGTCGAGTACACGGGGATGACCGTCTCCGGGTTGAAGTCGGTCCGGTTGGCGGAAAGTGCCATGATCGTCGCGGGCTACGCCCGCACCTCCGTGGAGAGGAACTGGCCGAGCGGGAGGACGGGGTACCCGCTCGACTTGAGGGACTGCCAGCGACCGTGGGCCGCGCGCGCGTGTTCGAGGGCCGTCGGACCCCTCGCCGCGAACGCTGCGACCTCCGGAGGATCGGTCTGCACTGCGCCCGAGCCGATCACGTCTTCGAGGCGCCGCCGCGGGTCGCGCGGAGCGACTCGCTGGTACGTCGCGACGAAGGCGTCGAGGGCCGGAGCGCCGCCCGACTCGGCCACGCGGCGGATCTCGCCGCGCGTCGCGTCGTCGATGGGCCACGCCGCGAGCTTCGCGACCGCGGAGCCGCAAAGCGCGTCGAGCGCGTCGGCCTTCGTCCGCGCGGCGTCACCGAGTCGCCGGGCGGCGAGTTCGGCTTCGTCCGTCGCGGAGAGCTTCGCGGCGGGGGCGTCGGCCGCCATCTGCGCGGGCGGGCCGGCCGGGGCCGCGACGGGCGCGGCGGCGGCGGGCTCGGCCACCGGCTTCGGCGGGGCGATGAGCGCGACGAGCTGGTCGATCTTCGCGATCATGCCCGTGGCCCACGCGGGAACGGCCTCGGGGGCGGGCTCCTTGGGCTTCGAGTCGTCGGACGGCTCGGGAGCCGCATCGGGCGCCGGAGCGGCGGGAGGGGCCGCTGCGGGCGGCGGAGCGGGCGGGGCGGCGAACGTGGCGGGCTGGTCGGGCATCGGGGCGCCTCCGAAACGGAAGAGGGCGACGGCGAGGGAGCCCATCGAGGTGGCGGCGCCGCGGTACGGCGTCACCCGCTCCGTGTCCGCGCCGAGGAGCATCGGGCCGTCGTCGCCGTCGAGCGGGTCCGCGTCGGCGAGGCGCAGGAGCGGGAACTTGAAGAAGGGGGCCTCGGAGTCGAGGAGAGCGAGCGAGCCGATCTCGTGCTCGGTGTACGAGTGGATCTCGACGGAGCGGTACGGCCATTCCCCGCGGGCCATCGCGGCGTGCGCGGAGTCCGGGACGTGGACGAGGTCGGCGAAGATCGCCCACATCTCGCCGCCGTCGTACTGGATCTTCCGGACTTCCGTCGCTCGGAAGTGCCCCGCGGGCTCCGCCTTCGCGCCCCACTCGTGGTGGCGCAGGTGAAGCGGCGGGAGGTATCCGTTCGTCTCGGCGCGGGCCTTGAGCTTCGCGAGGGCGGCTTCGAGCCACTCCTTCGAGACCGCGGCGTCGTTGCCCTTGGCGCCTTCCGGAACCTCGCCCATCACGGGGACGTCGTGGATGACCCACTTGCCGTCCGCGGCACGTTCGCTTGCGTAGGTGATCTCCGGCATCGCGACTATTACGCTACCGCAATCCAGTTGCGTGTCAAGCGTCGCGACGTTCCAAGATTACGTTCTTGGAATACGTTCTAGCCGTAGACGGCGACGTCGGGGCGGCGGCCGAAGTTCGGGTGAGGCCGGAACGCTCCGAACGACGGCGGGAATCGGGCGATCACGGAGCCGTCGGGGCGCAGGAGGCCGAGTTCCTCAAGTTCGTAGCGGGAGACGAGCCGTAGGCTGCACCGGCAGCGGTAGCCGTAGGGTGGCGAGGCGCGGTCCCATACCGGGTCCGTCGTCCCGGCGATGAGCCCGTCCGCCGCCGCGTGGTTCTCGGGATCGTTCCGGCCGTCGCGCACGTCGGCGTCGCCGGCTGTCGAGACCTCGAACGCGGACATCACGCGCGAGACGCCGGGCGACGCCGCCTCGCGCCACCTCCCAGCCGTGTACGCGGTCGCGAGGTTGGTGCGGTAGACGGTCTCGCCGTACGCGCGTGTCCAGCCGCCGAGTCCCGCGATCACCGTCTCCGCCGCGGCCGAACCGCCGCCGGTGCGTGCCGTCTCGGCGACGACTTCCTGCACGCGCTTCGTGAGCGTCAGTTCGGCGGAGCGGGCCAGCGCGAACGCTCGCTCCTCGGAGTAGGCGCGGGCGACCTCGTCGGCGGAGCGGGCGAGGCGCGGCTCTCGCGTGAGGATGTCCCGGATCGCCTGCTCGAACTCGACGGCCGGCACGAGCGGAGCGACCTCGTCGGCGAACGGCGACGGGGCGGCAACCGCGGCGTCGGTCTCCGCGAGCGTCGCCGAGCGCCCGAGCAGGTCGGAGAGGATGAGCGTCTGCCGCAGGAGCCGGGCGAGGCGCGTCACGGCCGCGTCCCGGGCCACTGGGTCGCGGGCGAGTTCGGCGCGGGCGATGTCCCGGAGCGCCGCGGTGACGGGAGCCGCGGTCAGGTCGAGCAGTTCGTCGAGGGGCTCCATCATGCCGAGTTCTCCGCCGCCCTCTGCCGCAGCGTGTCCAGCACCGGGTTCCCGGACGGCGGGGCGGCCGGGCCGCTCGTCGCCGGGTCCCCGCCGAGCGAGTTGAACCCGCCACCGAGCGGGATAGAACCGCCCTCGAACACGGGGTCGCCGGGCTGCGGCATCGTGTACCCGGTCTTCTCGTAGACCTCGGACTGGCGGAGCTTCACGCGCGCTTGGAGCAGCGTGTTCGCGACCCGCGCCGACTTCTCCGGGTCCTCGCGCTTGAGCGTGTTGCTGCGGAGCTTCGGGCAGCCGGCCGCCGCGTAGCCCGCGAGGACGAGCTGCGGGCGGTTGAGGCGCCAGAACTGCCCGAGCAGGTCCCGCGTGATCGCTTCGTCGAGGCACGCCCGGTCGAACTGCACGAGATCCTCGCTCGTGTCGCTCTCGACCTCGGCGCGGGCGTTCGAGCCCACGGACGAGCCGCCGCCGGAGGGGAGGAGCGAGCCGGTCGCCGCGCGGACGATCGCGGAGTCGAGGTACGAGAGGATCTGAACGACCATCTGCCCGCCGGAGCCGCTCGTCTCGTGGACGGTGAGTTCGTCCTCGGCGTCGTGAACGAGCGCGTGGCGGGAGCGCATCTTCTCGATGACCGCGAGCCACTCCGCGACCTGCGCGGCGGTGTCGTTGCCGGCGGAGGTCTCCCGCAGGCTCTTGACCTTCGCGGCGACGATCCCCTGAGCCCATCGTTCGAGCCCCTGAAGACCCTCGCGGAGCGCGATGCCCTTCGCGTAGTGGTAGAAGTAGAGCGCGTTGAGCACGCCGCGCCCGTGGCCGAGTTGCGCCTCGTCGTCGTCGTAGACGAAGCGGACGAACATCTGCCAGTCGTCCGGGAGGATGCGCACCCAGCCGTGGCGCTCCAGCGACCACATCTCCGCGAAGACCTCGATCTTGTCGGAGCCGTCCGGCTGCCGCGTCGCCTGCGGCATGTACCGGATGCGCCGCGGGTCGATGTCTCGGATGCGGTCCACGCACCACCACTGGCCGGCGACGCCGCCGAATGTCGCGGGGCGGCGCTCTCCCTCAGGGTAGGCGAACGCTCGCGCGCGGAAGATGCCCTTCGCCAAGTTGTAGCGGAAGGCCCCGAAGCCGTCGATGGCGGAGATCCACTCCTCCGCGATCTTCGCGACGGCGACGTCGGCGGGGGATGGCGTCTCGCGCGCCGGCGCAACGATCCAGTCTTTCGCGGCGACCTTGTGCAGCCGCTGCTCGATCGCCTGAAAGCAGATCGGGTCTCGGCGGATGACCTCCCAGACGTTGATGTCCTGCCTGAGCGCGTAGTCCTGATCCGGCAGCCACACGCCGGAGCGGTACGCCGCGTCGAGTTGGTGAACGTACGTCTGGATCGCGGGGTTCCGCGGCGCGATGACGAGCTGGGACATGGTGCCCATACCCTACCGCCTCGGGGCGCCCGCCGCTACCAGCCGCGCAGGCCCTCGCCGGAGGGGATGACGTCCGCGCAGCGGTCGCGCCACCCGCGTTCGGACGGGGCGTCGTCCTCGGTCGCGGGCCCGCGCCCCCCGAGCCTCGGCGGTCCGCCGGAGCCCCCGGCGCGGCGGTAGGCGAGGGCGAGCGCGAGGGCGTCTCCGTGGTCCGGGCTCCGCCCGATCCGCGCCTTGATGTCCGCCTTCCGCTCCAGCATGATCCGGCTGTCGGACATCGTCCGGTACGTCGGCGTCGTCAGATCGTCGAGGAGCGTGTCGGTGATCTCGTCGGACGCCCCGGCGAGACAGGCTTCGTGCCGGACCCACTCCCGCAGGTCCCACCAGAGTTCGGTTCGGCGGTTCGCGAGCTTCGTCTCGTTGCTCGTGAGCTTCGGCCGGCCGCCGAAGTTCTCGGCGTTGACGTACCAGCCGAGTTCCCGGAGCCGGTCTGTGACGCCGCCGCCGACGCCGGTGTCGTCGATCGAGATGCGCCGCGCGTCGGCGAAGTTCAGGCCGAACTGCTCCGCGAGCGCGAGGACGCGGCCTGCCGTCCACATCGTATCTTGCCCCTGCCGGGCCTCGACGTAGAGCACACTCACGCGGTCGATGACGTAGATCACAGTCTCGTCCGTGCCGAAGCGGGCGACGTCCACGCCGATTGACGGCTTCCGCTCGTCCTTCACGTCGGGCTTGACGCGACGGCGCGCGGCCTCGAAGTCCGCGACGGAGATGAGCGTATCCGTGCCGCTCGTCGGGAAGATGCCGCGGACCTTCGACTGCCACAGCGGGCTGTGCTCGCCCCACTTCCGGCGCATCTGCTCGACCCACTTGCGACTCACTCCCCACGTCGTCGGCTCGCCGGTCCCGGCCACGTTCGGGTGCTCCAGAGCGTCGATCCGGATCGAGTGCCAGTCGGCCGACTTGTACGCGCGGGCGAATTCGGACGTCGGGTCCGTCGGGTTCCCGATCGCGAGCCAGCGGGCGTGGGCGACTCCGTCCCGCGTCAGCGGTGCGCCCTGATCGGAGGTCATCAGGCCCTCGGCGGAGTCCCAGATCGCCTTGGGGATGCCGCCCGCCTCGTCGAACACCAGCAGCAGGTTCGGGGAGTGGTAGCCGACCATCTTCGTAGCGTGGGTCGTCGCGTCGTCCGCGCGCGTGGCGAACCCGACCCCGAACCAGTCGGGCTCTTCGTCCCGGTCCATGTACCACTCGGTCGTCAGCGGCGCGGGAATGCCCGTCCGGCCGTGGAGCTGCTCCATCTGGGCGTGGCGGGAGCGGATCTCCGACCACAGGAGTTGCTCGACCTGCCGCTGCGTCGGCGCCGTCGTGATGACCTTCGAGGGCTGGAAGGCGAGCGCCCACCACCACATGACGCACGACGCGAGGTACGTCTTCCCGACGTCGTGAGCCGCTGCGACGCAGGTCCGCTGGTTGTCCCTGAGGCTTTCGAGGACCTCGACCTGAGCCCTCCAGAGCGTCGTCACGCCGAGCACGTCGCGGACGAAGGTCTCGGGCTCCGCCCGCCAGAGGGCCGCCTCCGCGGCGAACTCCGACTCGGCGACGGGGTCAGGTGCGACGGGGGGCGGGGGCTTCGGCTTCTTGCGGGGCACGGGGTCAGTCTACCGCCGCCTCGGAACGTAGTCCCGCGCCCACGCCACATCGACGGCCGGCGGGGGAAGCCGCATCGCCTCCCCCGCGAGAATCGCCGCCGCGTAGCGGGCCGTCGCGCCGGGGCCGACGAAGCCGCGCGTCCGAGCCCGGCCCTGCCGCTTGACGCGGGCGCAGACGTCGGCGTAGTCGCGGGGGTCCTTGCGGGTCACGACGGCAGCCCCTTCCAGTACGTCGCGACCGCCCAGAACGCGATGCCGAGCGAAACCGTCACCAGCACGACGGCAACCGCGATCGTGGACGGCGCGAAGTCTTCGATGTCCTCGGCGCTCCGGCCCTGCCCGCCGCCGACCACGGGCGGGAGCCGGTCCGGGCGCGCGCCGCACTGGCCGCACCGCTCCTCGCCGGTCCACGGGTCGAAGCGGACGAGGCCCTCGCCGCAGGTGAGGCAGCGTTCGCGCGCGGGGGCGGTCACGAGCGCACCTCGTAGCCGGGGAAGACGTAGCGGCGCGTGTCGGCCGCGGGAGTCGTGTTCTTCGTCATCGTTCGCCTCCTCGTTTCGGGCACTCGCCCGGGCTTCCGCCGACGCCATCGCGTTTCGGCCGGGGCGCCACCCCGGCCGTCGTCAGGGCGGGTCATGGAGTCATCCCCGCGATGCGCGCTCGCATCGCGGGCCAGTCCACCGTGCCGCGACTCGTCCGCGGCGGGTTGCTCATCTCCTCGATCTCGTCGGCGCATCCGGCGCACACCGGCCGATCCCGGCGCGGCGGATCGGCCACCCACGCGGAGACCCGCGGGTCTCCGCACCCGGCGCACACGCGCCCGGGACTCTGGCGCGGCGGATCAACTGGACGATCCTCGCGCGCCAGCGCCCTCGATGCGGATGCCTCCGCGCGGCGCCTAGCGATCTCTCGACCTCTCCCGCCGTCCGCGAGGTAGCGGACGATCCGCCGCAGCGCGGACATGTCCGGCGCGCCGTCCAGAAGACGCGGCGGATCCAGGTCCGCCTTCGCCTCGCCGCACCTGCGGCACGCCGGGACGAGGTTGCGCCCCGCCCGCCCCCCGAGTGCCCGGGGAACGACGTGGTCCCAGTGCGACGCCGGAGCGTCGCAGTAGGAGCACGCCATCCCCCGTGGGGCTCGGCGCGTCGGACGATAGATGGTCACCGGGCATCCGCGGCCATCTCGGCCGCCGCCATGCGCACGATCCGCGTCGCAGTGTCGAGGGCTCCGCGGTCGCCGCTCATCGCGCGACGGCACGTCTCGATCATCTTCTCGTCGCCCGCCGTGCCGGCCCACGCCTGCGCGGTCGTCAGCTCGGAGTCGGTCAGCGTCTCGACCTCGCACCAGAGCAGCGACACGTCCTGCCGGGCGATCTCCTCCGCGTCGGCGAGCGGCACGTCGACGCGGCCGTCGATCTCGACCTCGTTCGCGTAGACGTTGAGCGTGCGGCCGGTCAGCCGCGCGAATGCCAGCGCGTCGCGCCCAGTGAGCTTCGTCATCGTCGCCTCCGTCTCCTCCGCGGTCACCCGACCGCGATGGACACAATCTATCCCACGGACCGGGGAGGCGCAAGACCTAATTCCGGAATTCTTGCCGGGAGGAGGTTCGCCCGGTCCGCCGCTACCGCCGGACCCGACCCCGGGGCGCCGGCCGCGGGCCCGTGGCGGCGACGACCGCGAGGGGGAGCCACGCGAGGAGAACCAGCACGGCCGAGAGGAGCGACCACGGTCCGGAGGGAGACGCCCCGAGCGCCGCGCCGATCGCGGGGGCCGAGATCCCGCCCGCCCCGACGCCGGAGAGCCAGCACGCCGTCAGAAGGAACCACGCGCCGACGTCGCGGCCGGACCGGGAGGCGAGGAGAGGAACGAGAACGAGTTGGAGGAGGGAAGCGAGGCCGGCCACGAGGAGAAGCGTCACGGCCGGGCCGGGGACTTGCGGCGCCGAAGGCTCCGGATCGCGCCGCCGAAGTCCACAGATCCGCCGGCCTCGACGTTCGCTTGGATGTTCGTCTGGTTGGCGATGCGGAGCGGGGGCGTCGGATCGTCCGTCCGGGCGGAGCGGACGCCGACCATTCCAAGCAGGGTCGTCGCACCGGTGAGCGCAACCGAAGCGCGCCGCGGGTCGGGGTCGCCGTCGCCATCGACGAAGTTCCGGAAGTCGTTCGAGGCGACCGCCGCAATCGTCTCGAGCGCGGGGGCGGCGGCAGCCATCAGCTTGAGCTTCGCCTCCCGCGCCGCGGCGGCCTGAGCCGCGGGGAAGCACTCCTCGAGCCACGAGTCGTACCGGGCGATGAGCGCCACGTCCGCGGGGCGCGGATCGCCCCGGCCGCCCGACTCGGGACGACGATAGCGCGCGAGCGGGCGCGTGCCGTCGGGACCCACCACGGACCAGACTGCGTCGGGGATCGAGAGGCCGCGATCGAGGGCCGCGCGGACGTCCGCGTACAAGGCCCGCGTCCGCGTGCGGGGAAGGCCGCCGGGGGAGACGGGCGTGGGGCGGACGGGAGAGGGGAGGGGCACGGGGGATAGGGTAGCGGGGGTCGGGGAATTGGGCAAGGGGGCTGGAGGGGAGGTGGTGCGCGCGAGGGGGACTCCCCCGGGGCCGAGGGGTCCCCCCTCGGGATTTCGACCCCACCCCCGCCCCCCGCCGGAGCGTCGCAAGGGTCGGGCCGGACGAGTGTCCGATAATATATGTTCTGTGAGATTTTGCCCGGAACAGGGTGGAGTTGGGCGCGCGGGAGAGCGCGAGGTGATCGAGGATCTGGGCGTCGGGGCGATGGTCGGAGCCTACGCGCGACCGACGGCGGCCGGCGGCGGGCCCACGCCGTGCGCCCCATCCTCTCGCCTATCCCGCACCTCAGAACGCCGGCCCGTCCCAGCCGTCGTCGAAGCCACCTCCGCCCGCCTCGCAAGACGTCGCCGTCTCGCTTCCCTCCGGGGGGGGCTCGAAACTCCCGCTCGTAGCCTCCCGATCGCCACGCCCCCTGCGGGGGGGCTCGAAACTCATCCCTACGGCCCCCCCCCTTAGGGGGGGGCCGTGGGGGATTTCGAGACCCGGGGGGCTTGGGGGGCTCGAAATTCATTCTGAGACCCCATTTCGAGACCATTTCGAGCCCCCCTCTCGGCCCACACCAGAACCCCGTCCCGGACGACGTGTCCGAGGGCCGCAAGCTCCCTCCCGATCTCCCCCTTGAGCCGCTTCCACGTGCTCTCCCCGATCCCGAGCCGCTGCCACGCCGCGCCCCACGCGAGGCCCTCGGGCGACCCGTCCCGGAGGGCGAGGACGCTTTCGGCCGTCGCGGCCCTTGGACGGCCCACGCGGGCGTCTACGCGGGCCGCGGACGCGAGGGGGACCGTTTCCCCGTCCTCGTCCTCGTCGAGCGGCCGGAACCGCTTACTGGCCCCGTCCATGCCGATCTTGAGGGGCGGGATCGGGTCCTCGACGTCCTTCCCCTTGATGATCCGGAGCGTCCCCTGAGAGGCATCTCCGTCGGGGGCGTCGAGCATCACCATCCCGTCGGCGAGGGAGCGCCATGCCTGCGACCCGAGCAGCGCGTCCGCCTTCCCCCGGACGGACTTCGCGTCGCTCGGGGTCTTCGACGTGTGGCACACCGGGATCACGACGGCGCTGAAGCGGTCGCGGATCCGGTGCATCTCGCCCATCCAGCGCGAGACGGCGCCGCCGTCCGATCCGTCGAGGTTCGCCGACGTCAGGCTCTGGACGGTGTCGAGCACGACGACGGACGCTCGGGCCGCGCCGATCTCCCGGCGGAGCCACGCGAGGCCCTCGGGGGTTGCGAGGCAGCGCGGCCCCGGGGACGCGACGAGGAGCCGATCGACGGGGAACTCCTTCTCGGCGTGAGGGCCGGAGTCCCAAAGCTCGCGGAGGCGGGCGCGGATGCGTCGCCGGGGGTCTTCGGAGCCGTACACCCACAGGACGCGGTCGGGTTCGTCTCCGAACTTCTCGAGCCTCGGCCGGAGCTGGAGACCCGCCGCCCCGCAGAACGTCCCGCCGCCGCCGACGAGGTCGAGGAGTGCGGCCATCACCGCGTACGACTTGCCCGAGCCCGAGGCGCCGTAGACGATCACGACGCCCGGCCGGGTGATGAGCCGCTCGACGAGTTCCTCGGCCGGCGGCTCGGCATCGTCCCCGAGGAGGACCGCCGCGTCTTCGGCCTCCGGGGCGCCGCCGGCCTCCCCTCCCTCGATCGCCTCCCGCCGCTCGGCGATGTAGTCGAGTTCGGCGCGGGCGACGGTCGCTTCGGCGGGCCCGAGGGTCGCGAGCCTCCGGGCGGCGTCGCGCTCGGCGCGGTCGGCTCCCGCGAGGGCGACGCGGCGGGAGGCTTCGCGCAGGATCGCGGCGGAGGGCACGCGGGCCATGACGCCCGACAGGACGTCCGTCGGGGCTTCCGACTCGAAGCGGACGCGGACGATGTCGATCGCGCGATCGGCGAGCCACGCGGCGCGCTCGGCGGCGAAGATCCGCCGAAGGACGACGTCCTCGAAGTCGAGATCGCGGACGGTCTCGAACGCGCGGTCGATGTCTTCGGCGGTCGCCGCGTCGGACGTGTCCGAGAGGAGGAGCGCGCCGACGAGTTCCGTTTCGTACGACGGAACGTCATTGCAGATGGGGTGAGTCACCCGTTGGCATCCTTGAAACGACACGCCGCATCCGCGACTCTGCGCGCGAGGTCGCGGAAAAACTCCGCCATCGTTGGACGCTCTGTTTCTGCCCATGTCGATGGGACATAGACGTGTCTCCGGTTCGGGAAAACAGGGACTCCGTCTCCCATCGCAGCGAACGAAACGAGATTCTCGGGTCCGACGTAGCACGCCGGGAGAAACACGACTCCGTCACTGTAGATGGCGGTGCGCTTCCACTTCGGAACGCTTTTCAGCTTCGGGTTGAACTCGATTTCGACGGAGTCCATTGTTCACCTCGCCGCCCCCTCAACGCCAGCCGCGCGCAGCGTAGTTGCCACACGACGCTTGAACCGCGAGGTTCGCGCGCAGCGGCTGGCGATGGGGAGGCGGTGTTCATCATCGTGTGGCAAGGGCCATGCTACTCAGGTTCCGGCCGCGGTCAAACCGACAGCGGCAGCCGCAGCGCCCGCACGACGTCGGGGATCCGCATCGCGAGTTCGATCGTGCTCGTCTGCGGCAGGCTCTCGTACCGCCGCGCGAGGACGGCGGAGGACCAGCGCGCGATCGTCACGGCGAGGTGCGCGTGGTGCAGGTCGGGAAGGTCGGGATGCTCCGCGAGGCCGAGCGCGTACCACTCATCCGCGTTGCGGAGGTCTCCCAGCGCCGCCGCGCAGTGCATCGCTTCGAGGATCGCGCCGGCGCCGAGCAGCGTTCCGGGCGCGATCGAACGGGCCTCGATCGCCCACCGTCGGGCCTCCTCGAACTCCGCGAGCGTCCGGTGCGCCCGCGCGAGGTAGTACGCCGCGTGCTGCGACGTCTCGCCGCTTTCCGCCCACTCAGCGCGAAGAGCCTCGATGTCCTCGCGCGCCTTCTGCCGCGACGTGCCGCGGTAGCTCGTCCGCATCGTCACGGCGGATCGCGCGACGGTCGCGATGCCCTCCAGCACGTTGTGCCGCGCGTGCGTGTACCGGGCCTTCTCGCGCCGGACGATGCGGATTGCCTGCCGGGCCTGCGTTCCGTGGTCCCCGTCGGTGACGAACGTCACAGAGGCGCCGTCCACGTCGTCACCGAGGCCCTCGCGCGGGTCGCCGGAGACGAGGACCTCGTCCGCGTCGATGACCAGCGCCCACGGCCCGCGGGCGAGTTGGAGCGAGAGCGTCCGCGACGGCCCGAAGCCGAGCCACGGCGACTCGTGAACGACGCAGCCCGCCGCCCGGGCGATCTCCCGCGTCCGGTCTGCGGTGCGGGAGTCCACGAGCACGGTGACCTCGTCCACGCGGCCGGCGAGGCTCCGCAGACACCGCGGGATGAACCATGCCTCGTCGCGGACGATCATCACCGCGGAGAGGTTCGGGGACTCGCAGGCCGGGAAGAGCGGCGCCGCCGGCACTGGGTCCGTCGCCTCTTCGATCTCCGCCATCGTGTCCGCGGGAAGATCGAAGATGCCGGGCTCGTCGTGCTCCCGCATCTCCCCCGCCATCGACTCCCATCCCCCGATGTCCACGTCCGGATCGCTCTTCACGTCCACGAGCGCGACGCCGGGCGAGCACGCCATCGGCACGAGCGAGAGCCCCGCCGCCTCGCACCGATCGTGAGCCGCGCGGTCGAGCCCCGTCCGCCGCCCGTCCGCGGGCCACAGGCGCCACTTCAGCGCGTCGAGGGCCGCCCGGGAGTACCAGCGGCCCGATCCGATCGTCTCGCCCGCCCGCGGGCCCGCGTAGCCCGCCCAGCGCCCGAGCTTGCCGTCGGCGGGGCGCCATACGATGCAGTCGAGGAGCCCGCCGGCCGCGACCCCGGCGGCGACCTGAGCGCGGACGGCGTCGAGGTAGCCCGCGGTCGGGAAGTCGTCGGATCCGAGGATCATCACGGCGTCGGGGCCGGCGTCCCACCATCCGGTGCGGTGCCCCGCGAGACCCCACTGCCACTTGTCGCCGCGGGGATCGTTCGGCTGCTCGCCGATGACGAGCCCCCCGACCGCGCGCAGGTCCGCGCGCCGCACCGGCTCCGGGTCCTCCGGCGACACGACGACGGAGATCACCCCCTCTGGGTCGATCCTACGCAGGTGCCGCAGCATCGCCAGCGCGAGCTTCGGCCGCCGCCACAGCGCCACGACGTAGCCCAGCCGCACGTTCACTCCACCCATCGGATCACCTCGAACGGTTCGGCGAACTCGGACCCGCACTGCACCCCCGCCGTGACGAGATGCGCGCGAACGGCCTCAGGACGCGCGTAGGGGCGTCCGGCCTGTGAGGCGTAGCGAGACAGGGCCGCGAGCTTCGCCGCGACGTGGCGGGCCTCCACGGGCCGCCACGCGGCCACAGAGACGCTCGGGCAGTTCCACGGAAGGACGTAGCCGAGGGTGGAGATCCCCCGAAACGCCCGGACGGCCTCGGCGGTTACCGTGGCGTGGTCCTGATGGACGTCCGCCCGGGACGGGACGAGGACGAGGTCTGGCCCGATCTCCTGGCGATACCGGAGCATCTCGTCGAGGATCTCCTGCCGGTGAAGGGAGAGGACGCGCCGCCGGAAGCCGTGACACGTCGAGGATGCGACCCCGAGCGCCGCGGACGCAGCCGCCATCTCGGCGCGCAGCCGGTCGATCTCGTCGTCCTGCCCCGAACCGTCCTCGCGGTCGCGGCAGTCCGACCACGCGACGACGTGGACGGCGTGGCCCTCTTCGACGAGCCGCGCGAGGTAGGCTCCCGCGCCGAACTCGGCGTCGTCGGGGTGCGGGGACATGGCGAGGACGATCATCGGCGCCTCCGTAGGCACCAGAGACACTCGACGCGGGGCTCGTAGAGCGGGTCTCGGTCGCGCCCGGTAGGCGCGTACCAGAATGTCCAGCGGTGCAGGCCGAGGCGGCAGCGGAGGCGTCTCATGTGGTTGCTCCCGCGGGGCCGAACAGCCCGGCCGCTTCCTCCGACACGCGGCGCCGCACGACCTCGACGTAGCCGCGGTCGCGCTCGAAGCCGATGGCGGACATCCCGAGCGACGCGGCGGCGACGAGCGTCGAGCCCGATCCCGCGAACGGGTCGAGGACCGTGCCTCCGGGCGGGCAGACGACGGAGATCAGGTCGCGGAGGAGCGCCACCGGCTTCTGCGCGAAGTGCTCGCGATCGTCGGATGGGACCCGCGCGTGCCGCAGGACGTTCCCCGGCGTGGGGTTGTAGGCGCGGAACTCGCCGTTCGTGAAGTGCGCGCAGAGTTCGTGCGTCGCCCGGAACCCGTTGCCCATCGCGGCCGAGCCCTTGTCCCACACGATGAGGTTCTGGTAGCGGAGCCCCGCGGACTCGATCGCGGGGACGAGGTTCGGCACCTGCCGCCAGTCCATGAAGCAGAGCAGCGACCCGGTAGGCCGGAGCGCCCGGACGGACTCGAACGCGACAGCGCGGAGAAGGAAGGCGATCCCCGCCGTGCCCATGTTGTCGCCGGTGAACCACGCCACGTCCTCGCGACGCTCCGACCGCACTCCCTGCGACTGCGCGCCACCGCGTCCCGCCTCGGTCTTCGCTCCCGAGCAGTAGGGCGGGTCCATCACGACGGCGTCGATCGAGGCATCGGGGAGCGTCGCCATGTGCGCGAGGCAGTCGCCGAGGCGGACTTCAACGCTCACGACATGCACCCCCGCAGCACGTCCCCCGGCGCCTCTTCCCGCAGGATCACGTCCACCGCCGAGAGCCCGCGATCGTCCCGCGGCGCGAACTTCGTCACCGAGTACCCGATCCCCGCGGACGCCCACGCGGCCGGGTCGTTGTACGCGGCGGCGCCCTGCCCCGCGACGTAGTGCGTGCCCTCTTCGATCCGCACGAGTTCGATGAGCCCCGGCACGCCGGGAGTCGGCTCCGGCCGCAGAGACGACGCGAGGACGAGGCGGCACTCGACGCGGAGTTCCCGAAGCGTCCAGAGGATCGTCCGCGTGTTGATCTCCGCGAGTCGCGTCTCGCTCCCGAGCCGCAGGATCTCCGGCCAGAGCGTCGCCATGCGGTGCCAGTACGGCGCCGCCCGGAACGCCCGGTGGAGCTTGTCGTACGCTCGCGACTCCCACTCCCACGAGTCGATCTCGACCTCGCGGATCGGCTGGCCCATCTTCTTCTTCACCGGGATCGTGAGCCAGTCGTCTTCCGTGATCCGCACGCGGTTCGTGAACGAGCCGCGCGAGAACGGCACGTCGTCGAGCAGTACGAGGACGTCCGCCTGCGCCGCCTTCGCCGCGAAGCCAAGCCACGGCAGGAAGTTCGGTTGATGGATCGCGACGCGACGACTCAGCACGGGATCACCGCCCACCAGACACCTCCCATGTACCGGCTCCGCGCGACCACGCGCGCCGGAGCGTACCGTTCGAGTTGTTCCGTCATCGCCCCGAGGACGAGGTGCCCTCGGGGCGCCACGAGCTTCGCGAGTTCGTCCCGGCGCTCCCACAGCGCTGCGATCTCCTGCGTCCACGGGTCCGCGACGACGATGTCGAAGGTCCCGCGGATGTTGAGCAGCGCGAGGTCCCGCGCGTCGGCGTGGACGAAGTCCCAGCCGTCGAGGTCCCACAGCGCGCGCATCTCGTCGAGCTTCGCCCGGTCCTCGTCGATCCCGACGTAGGTCGGAACGCAGGCGTCGGCGCACCACGACGCGACGTTGCGGCCAAGGTAGCCCGCGCAGTAGAGGTCGAGCACCGACACGCCGGGCGTCAGGAGGTCCGTCGGGAACGCCCCCGGCGTCCTCGCGGCCCGGATCTCGGCGACGGTCGTCACAGGGCACCTCGGATCGCTTCGGCGATCTCGATGCCCGCCCGCGCGTCGTCGAGCGTGGGAGCGTGGCCGGCGAGCAGCTCGCCGTACCACTCGCGGTGCAGGTCGATGCCGTCGGAGAGGTCGAACGATCCGACCGGCTGGAATCCGTCCCGGACGACGATCGAGCGAGTGGGGCTCTGGCACTTCGACGCGACGGTGATCGAAACGTCCGCGCGTTCGAGCGCGAATTCAGCGTTGAGGCATCCGTCTCCGGCGCGCGCCTCATCGACGCTGTCTGGGACGATCCGCCCGAACGCGAGCGCGAGCAGATCGAGGGCGTGGATCGCGAGGTTGAACACGAGCCCACCGGAGCGCCGGTCGTCGCCCTTCCACGATCCCGCGTACCAGTCCCCGCGGGGGGCTCCGTACACCAGCGTCACATGGGGACGCGGGCGAGGGGCGCGCGCGAACTCGACGAGCCGCCGTGCCTCGGGGTGAAGCCGCATCTGGAGGACGGGGTGAACGGACGCGCGAAGGGGCACCGTCGCCCTCTCCATCGAGTCGAGATCCGCGACCGTCAGCGCCGCGGGCTTCTCGACGACGACGTTCCGCGCGAGCCCAGCGGCGATCATCGCCTGCCCGGCGTGAAGATCGTTCGGGGTGCAGATCGCGATGCCGTCGAGCTTGTCGCGCTGCGCCATGGACCACGCCGCGAGTTGCGCGATGTCCCGGAAGTACCGGCACCCCGGCGCGAGCGAGTCGAGATGCCCGGCCACGTCCGAGGGATCGACCGCCGCGACGACTTCGCCGCCGTGGTGTCGGATCGCCTCGATGTGTCTTCGCGCGACGAACCCCGCCGCGCCGATCACCGCCCAACGTCCCATCATGCTTTCCTCCTCGGCCGGCCCGCGGGCCGGCCCGTTCGTCGTTCCGCCGACCTCCGCCTTGAGCATTCGAGGCAGTACCAGCCGCGCATCTCGCGCGCCGGGCGCCAGTACGCGACCCAGCCATCGGTCCCGCACGGACCGTGATCGATGCCCCGCCGCATTCCCCGAGGGTCCGGCGTCCGCCGTCCGCGGCGCAGGAGTTCGGCCTCTTCCGCCTCGATGAGCGCGTCCTCCGGCGGCGGCGGCAGCGGCACGACGCGGCGGAGGTCCTCATCCGGGGCGTCCGCCGTCGCGGTGACCCAGTCGGGGAGGACCATGTCGAGCGCGTGCCGCCCGAGGATGCGCGCGATCCTCTCGACCCGGCGCTCGGCGAGCAGGACGAGCATCTCCGGGGCTCGCGGGATCGACGCGGGCTCGGCTTCGACGCTGACGCTCACAGCTGCCTCCCGCACCGGCACCGCCGGAACTCCAGTCCGTGCCACTCCGCGATCTCCATGCACCGCCCGTCGTGATGCCGGCCGAGCCGGTGCCCGCATCCGGGACACGGGTCATCGGGCTCGGGGGGCTGGACGCGGTCGGGGCCGGGGGCGTCGAAGGCGCGGAGGTTGGCCTCGTCGATGGCCCTCACAGCCCGCCCTCCCCGGCGCCGGAGTCCTCGGGCGGGTCGATGACGCGCCAGCCCGGACCCCACTCGAACACGCTCACGAACCACTCGCATCCGGTCGTGACGTACGTGCGCCCGTTGTCCGTCCAGACTTCGCGAACCCGCTGCTCCTGACCGAAAGGTGCGGGCCCGATGACCGTGTCCCCGACCCTCGGCTCCCGGGCGCTCATCGTGACGCTCCTTCCTCGACATCGACCGCGGCGAACATCGGCGCGTCCTCGCGGATCCGCTCCTCCGCCATCCGGGCGTACTCCGCGTTCAGCTCGCAGAGGACCGCCGAGCGCCCGAGCCGCTGCGCGACGAGCCCCGTCGTACCGGCGCCCCCGAACGGGTCGAGGACGACGTTGGCGACTCCCTCGGGGCACCCGGCGAGGATGCAGCGTTCCGCGAGGGCGGGGGGCATCGTGGCGAAGTGGGCGCCGGAGAACGGCTGCGTGGTGATCGGCCAGACTGTGCGGGCGTTGCGGGTCTCCGGCCTGATCTCCCCGCGTCGGGCGTCGAGCTTCCCTTGCGGTGTCTGCCCAGTCGGTGTCACGCGGACGGTTGGGTTGTCTCGCCAGTTCGCCGGATCAGCCGGCTCCGAGATCGCCGCGGCGTCGTAGAAGTACCGCTCCGACTTCGCGAGCAGGAAGACGTACTCGTGGGCCTTCGTCGGCCGGTCCGTGACGGACTCCGGCATCGGGTTCGGCTTCGCCCACACGATGTCCGAGCGGAGCCACCAGCCGTCCGCCTGCAACGCGAAGGCGACGCGCCACGGGATGCCGACGAGATCCTTCGGCTTGAGACCGGGCGGGACCGACGATGCCCGGCTGTTGCCCACATCGACGTGCTTCGAGTCGGGGACTTGGTACGAGCGGTTCGCCGCGTAGCTGTCCCCGAGGTTCAACCAGAGCGTCCCGTCGTCCCGCAGGACGCGCCGGACGGCCCGGAACACGTCCACGAGCGCCGCGACGTAGGCTTCGGGCGTCTCTTCGAGCCCGAGTTGCCCGGCCACGCCGTAGTCCCGCAGGCCCCAATACGGGGGCGACGTGACGCACGTCTGGACGGACTCCGGCGGGAGGGACGCGAGCGACGCGCGGCAGTCGCCGACGAGGATGCGGACGCTCATCGTGCCCGCTCCCGGAGCGCGGCGAGGACGGCGTCGGCGATGTAGCCCTCGCGCTCCTGGCACGCGGAGCATGGCCCCGCCCCGTCGTCGCCGCAGTTGCAGTCGAGGTTCATCGCCTTCTCGCCGACGACCACGCCCCGAGCCACCGCCTCCCGGGTCTCCGGGTCGTCCCGGACGACGATCGTGCCGGGGGGCAGGAGCGCGGCGCGGAGGGCGAGGACGCGGGCGTTGAGCCACGCGATGCACTTCGCGCGCGTGCCTTCCTCCCCGTCCCCGCCCATCCAGTCCGACGCGAACCATCGGCCGTCGCGCTGGAGCGAGAGGCCGAATGCGTCGCCGATCATGTACGCCTCGCGGCACGCGACCGCCTCGGGGTTGTGCTGCATGACCGCGCCGCACGGCAGGGTGATCGTCTCGTCAGCCATTGCCCACCTCGTCTCCGATGGCGGCGCGGTAGAGCGCCCGCGCCTCGTCCCGCTCCTTCTCCGCCTGCCTCGCCCACCGCTGCGACTCGTGCATCTCGTCCGCGTTCGCGCGCATCCTGCGGAGAGCCTCGTCCCGCTCCCGCTCCGCCGCGTCGAGGGCAGCGAGGAGGACGCGGGCAGCGAGTGAGAGCGCGTCGGTGTTGCCGAGCGACGCGAGGTTGCCCACAACCGTCCGCGCCTTCGCGACCTCGTCCGGCGTGGGGGCGGTCATGCGTCCACGTCCACGAAAGCGACGGCGACGCAAAGGAGCGCCACCACGAATGAGACTCCGAAGCAGATCCACCCGGCGACGCACGGGCTCACGCCTTCCTCCCCGCGCGCTTCTCCGCGCGCATCAGCGCCACCGCGGCGCGGCACTCCTCGGACCCCTCGTCGCCCGGCTCGAAGTAGCTCGGGCCGGTCCACTCGAACTCGCTGTTCCCCTCCCACCGCTCGGCGATCGACCCGCACGGATCATGCGCGACGAGCCGCGTCAGACGACCGCCATCCGCGAACGTCCATCGGTCGATCGCATCCCCGCGAAGGATCGGGTCCCCGCAGAGGCAGCAGCGGCGCTTGTGGTCGCGCTTGGCGATGGTGGACTCCTGCGCGAAGACGCTCACGCCCCACCGCCGATCCCCGCGTCGCGCAGGGCGGCGTCGAGGGCCGTGAGTCCGCACGAGCACCTCGCCATGCACCGAACCGGGTGCGACTGGCGATACATCGGGTCCCCGTTGCGGTACGCCCCCGCCGCGACCGCGACGGCCCGGAGCTTCGACAACTCGGCCGCAGCCGCCTTCCGCCGCTCGACGACGGCCTCGGGTGTGGCGAGCGCCTCGGCCTCGGTGGAGCCGTAGACGGTTGCGTATGCGTCGCCTTGCACGTCGGAGACATAGGCCCGCGCGACATCTGGAACCGCCGCGACGAGCCCCTCCGCCCCCTCCCGCGGCGTCACCGCGGCGAGGACGAGGCGCAGGGCGGCGACCGCCGCGCCCATGCCGCCGACCTTCTCGTAGTCGTCAGCCATCTTCTCCATCCGCGCGACGGCGGCGGTCAGTTCGGGCGTCACATCACACCTCCCCACCGCGCCCGCAGCACCGCGAGCGCCTCGCTCCGAAGCTGCCACGCCCGCGACTCGGACCGCCCGATGCACAGGCCCGCGGCGCGGAGCGAGAGCCCGTCGCGGTAGCACGCCACCAGCACCGCCGCCTGATCCGGCGCGAGGATCTCCCGGATTGCGTCCCACACGTCGGCGAGGTCCGCCGCCGGGTCGGCCGGCGCGGCGATCACGTCGCCCTCGATCTCGCCCGCCCGGGGGACCGCCCGCCCCGCCCGCTGCGCCGCCCGGCGGTAGCCCGCGGGCATCTCGGCGCGGATCATGTCGCGGACCGCCCCGTTGGCGCGCGGCTTCGGCGCCGCCCCCCGCCGAACGGCGGAGATCGCCCCGAGGACCGCCTCCGACCGCGCGTCGTCCGCGAGATGCGCGAGCCACGGGCGCTCGCGCATCATCGACCCCGCGACCGCCTCGGCGGCCTCGGCCGCGGCGAGGAGCTCGGCCTCGGCGATCACGCGCGCACCGCCTTGCACCGCGACTCGTGCCGGATGCGCCACGACCGGGAGTTCACCCGCAGGACGTGCCCGCACCCGCGGCACTCGATGTACCACACGTCGTACTCGCTCCGCCGCACCGGGTCCGCGCCGACAACGTGCGGGCGCCACAGGGACGGGCCCGACATCGGCACGCACGCGAAGTAGGCGTCGCGCTCGTGCTGCCGCGGGAAATCCCCGATCACCCGCGACCGCGCCGCGGTCCACGCGAGCATCCGATCCAGCACCGGGTCCATCGTCTTCGTCATCATCGCCTCCGTCTCGCGGTCACCCGACCGCCCCCGCAGACTATCCCTCGCGCGGACGAGGCGCAACGGAAATTCCGGAAATTCCGGAAGGACTCCCGCCCCGCCTCCGATGTAGAGGGCATGAGCAGACGACGCGCGACCGCCCGCCCACCGATCGACCCGGCCGTCATGGTCCGGCAGATCGAGGCGACGGGGATGAGCACCACAGAGATCGGGAGCGCGATCGCGAAGGACGAGTCGTCCATCCGCGCGTGGCGGGACCGCGGCGTCTCCCCCCGGGGCCCGGCCCTCGCCGCGCTCGCGGAGCTGCACGCGAAGAGGGTCGCCCGACGGTGACCCGCTCGAGCCCGGTCCCGGCAACCTCGCCCGCGTGTCGCGGGCCGCTCCGCTCCTCTCCCTCCATCCGGGGCCGGACTCGAGTCGATGACGTACCGCGCTGGGTGCGCGGGAAGGAGACGCGATGAGCAACGAAGAGACTTCCGATCCGCGCTACGAACTCGCACGCGCGGCGTACGGCGAGCTGACGCAGCGGACGTTCTCGGACCCGAAGTCGGCAACGCAGGCCCTGACCCGCCTCGCGGAGTTCTTCCCCGTCTTCGCTCCCGGCGGCACGACGAACGTCGCGGAGATCGCCCCGGGGCACTCGCTCCTGATCTCGTCGTACGTCCCGCAGATGTGCGACGAGAAGGGCAATGGCGGCGACGTCTACCGCGAACTCTCCAGCGGGACGCTGTGCTTCCGCGCCGGGTTCCTAAAGCGGCTCGCGGCCGGCATCGGGCTGGAGTGGCTCCCGGAGCAGAAGCGCATCGAGTGGCCGATGCGCGGACTGCCTCAGGGCGGCTGGTGCGTCACCGTGACCGTGGTGGGCCGCTACCGCACCTACGCGGGCGAGTGGCGCACGGTCGATGCCAGCAAGACGCTCGATCTCCGGGACGAGGCGATCGTCGGGACGAAGCTCGCGACGCAGGAGAAGCAGCTTCGGCGCGAGCGGACGGACATCCAGTCGCGCGCCGAAACGATGGCGAAGTCGCGGTGCATCGCGGACGCCGCGGTGAAGCGCACGATCGAAGCCGAGGACGTCGGCCGTCCCGTGATCTGCGCGAGTATATACCGGACTCCGTCCACGGACGACGTCCGCGCTGCCACGTCGGCGCTGTACGGAGAGACGGGCGCCGTGATCGACCACGTCGAGGACACCCCGCAGGGCAACACCGGCCGACCGTCGAGCGAGGCTCCGGTCGCGTCACCCACCCGTGAGGGCGGTGCCAGTAGCGTCGAGACCGGACCCTCCCCGGCCGCCGCGAGCCCTGCGGGTCTCTCGAAGTCCAAGCCCGGATGCGTCCACCTCCCCGGACACCCCGAGGACGGGAGGACGTTCGCTGCGGCGTCCGACGACGCGCTCCGCGCTTACCTCGACGCGCTCGCGAACCGGATCGCCGCGGGGCGGCCGGGGAAGATGCTCGACGCGATGCAGGCGAAGTACGACGAGGCCGAGGCCGTGCTGCTCGCGCGCCGCGAGACGACGGAAGGGGCGCCGTTCTGATGCGTATCGCCTTCACCGCCGACAGCCAGGTGGACGAGCGGTCGCGCCTCGCCGAGCACGACCGGGTCATGCAGTTCGTGGCCGAGGACGCCCGGGCCCGTGGCTGTGTCGCGCTGCTCCACGGGGGCGACATCTACGAGCGCCGTGCGACAGAGACCGAGCGCGCTGCGGTCTACGCATGGATCGACCGGGTGGCGCACGAGATGCCCGTGGTGGTCTGCGCGGGCAATCACGAGAGCCTGGGCGAGGTCGCAGAGATCGAGCGCTGGTTCGCCGGCACCGAGGCGCAGGTCATCACCCGTGAGGCCCCCGACGTCATCGACCTCGGCCCCAAGGGCCCCTGCGTCGCCCTCCTCCCCTGGCCGCGGCGTGCCTCCATCGCCGCGTGGTGCGAGCGCATGAGCGGGGACGTGCCGAGTCACGAGGATGTCGCGGACGGCGCGCGCAAGAACCTCCGCAACGTCCTGCGCGGGCTCGGGCGGATGCTCGCCAGCCGGGCCGCCCCGGACCAGCCCCGCATCCTACTCGCGCACGCGGACGTGGTCGGCGCGACGACGGACCCGGACCAGCCCGCGATGGTCGGCGGGGACATCCGCCTGTCCGTCGAAGACCTGATGCTGGCCGGCGCGGACTTCGTCGCGCTCGGGCACATCCACATGCCGCAGGGATGGCTCGGGGTACGGGCGGACGGCGTGTCCGTCCCCGTGGTCTACGCGGGGAGCGGTCGCCGGACCGCGTACGCCCGCGGCGAGCGGGTGCCGAAGGGCTATGTGGTCGTGGAGTTCTCCAACCCGGAGAACCCGCGCATCCCGTCGTGGTCCCGCGTCCCGACCCCCGCGACGCCCCTGATCCTGCTCGAGTGCCGCTACGATCTCGAGGAGACCGGCGGCGGCGTCCGCGGCGTGCTGCGCGGCGACGAGATGCCCGACGACGTGGACGGCGCGGAGATCCGTCTCCGCTACACCGTGGCCGCCGACCAGCGCGAGGAAGCCCGCCGTGTCGTGGACGAAATCGCGAACCGCGCGCGTGCCCGTGGCGCGGCGGAAGTGCGTGTCGAAGAGGTCCCGGACCGGATCGTCCGCGTCCGGGCGCCGGAGATCGCGGAGGCGCCGACGGTCGGCGGGAAGCTCCGCGCGCTCTGGGCAACGCAGGGTGACGCCGCGCCGGGTGAGTCGCAGCGCGCAAGGCTGCTCGCGAAGGCGGAGCGGCTCGTGGAGGTGGCTCATGTCCGGTGAGAAGATGATCCGGCTCTCCGACGCAATCTCGTCGGTGATGGCGGTCGAGTCCGAGTGCGCGAGCGCTGGTCGATACGATGCCGCATACGCTTGTGCGCGCATCGCCCGCATGATCGAGCGCGCGGAGGCGGAGGAAGATCCGTCCGATGCGCACAAGCAGTCGATCCGCGCCGCCCTCTCCGAAGACGTCACCGTCTCGATCCTCCAGATGGCCGACGGCCGCGTGAACATGACCATCCCCCGACACGTCCTCAACGCCGCCCGCGCCGCGGTCGGACTGGAGCCGCTGTGAGCGACGCCGGAAGCGATAGATACTGCGTCGGGTCCTCGGTGCGAAACTGCGCGAGGTGTGGCATGGACCACGACGCGGTACTGTTCCGCGAGTTCGATCGCCCGGTGAGGAGCGACGACGAGAACGGAAACGTGGTTGCCACGCACTGGGGGACGTGCCCGGTGTCCGGGGACCCGATCCTTCTGCACATCGAAGGCGAGCAGTCATGAGACTCCACACCCTCACCATCCGCGGCATCCGCCCCCACTACTCCGCGGAGACCCGCCTCGACTTCGACGCCCTCCCCGGCCCGATCGTCGCACTCGTCGGCCCGAACGGCGCCGGCAAGAGCATGTTGCTCGGCTGCGCGATGGGCGACCTCTACCGCGAGATGCCCCGCGGCGCCGGGCTCGCCGACGTAGCTCTCGACCGCGCCGCGTACATGCGCGCCGACGTCGAGACCGCCTCCGGACGGTACGTCATCACGCAGACGGTGGACGCCGTCAGCGGCAAGGGGACGTCCTCCGTCCGCAGAGACGGCGCCGAGCTGCTCACGTCCGGGAAGGTGACCGAGTACGACGACTGGGCGCTCCGCAACCTCCCGCCGTCCGGGCTCGTCTACGCATCGACCTTCGGCGCCGCGAAGTCGGTCGGCATCCTCGACTCGTCGCTCGCCCCGCAGGATCGGCGCCTGATCCTCTTCCGGGCCCTCGGCCTCGAAGCCGTGGAGCCGCTCCCAGTGCTCGCCCGCGCCGAGGCTGCCGCGCTCCGCGCCCCCGTGGCCGACGCACCGCGCCCGCGGACGATGGCCGGGATCTCGGCAGAGATCGCCGCGGAGGAGCGCCGCGCCGACGTGGCGGGCGCCCGCGCCGCGGCGAAGGACGCGCTCCGCGACGTCGAAAGCCGCGCGTGCGCATACAAGGCCGCCCGAGACGCCCTCGACGACGCCCGCGCCCGGCACGCCGCGCTCCTCGCCGCGTGGCAGGACGCCGACGCCGCCCGGAAGCGCCACGACGAGGCGGCGGCGCGGGCCCGCGAGGCGAAGCGGACGCTCGACGGACTCGTCTACCGCCGATCGACCGCGCAGGCGACGGCGGCGGACGCTGCCCGCGTGCGCGCCTACGAAGCGGAGATCCCGGCGGCGCGGCTGGACGTCGAACTGGCCGAGGCGAACGCGGGCGCGACGGAGCGCGGGCTCGCCGACGCGGAACGGGCGCATCAGGCGGCGCTCGTGGAGGTCACCCGGGCCCGTCGGGAACTCGACGACGCGCGTGCGGCGGAGGCGCGCGGTCGGGCGGACTCGCGGGATCTTCCGGCGGCCGAGGGGGCGGAGGCTCGGGCGGAGAAGGCCCGCGAGTCGCTCGCCGCGGACGAGGCGGAACATCGCCGCATCCAAGATGAGATCGAGCGGCTCAACGCCGCGACGCTCGACACGGCGGGGCGGCGGATCAAGGGGCTGCGCGCCGGGCTGTACGACTGCGCAGGCCACATCGACGGCGGGCTCGAGGAGGTGCGGGGCATCGCGCTCCGGGCCCTCGACGCCGACGATGCGACGGCGCTCGAAGCCGAGGCTGTGCCCGCAGCGCTCCGCAAGGCCCGCGCGGCAGCCGGAGTCGTGACGGCAAGCATACTCGCCGCCCGAGCCGACCTCGCGACGGCCGAGCGCCTCGCCGCCCGCCTCCCCGACCTGCGCGCCGCGAAGCTCCGCGCCGACGAGGCCGCGACCCGCGTCGCCGAGGCCGAGATGTCCCTCCGCGGCCGGTCCGAGGACGGGCTCCGTGCCGGCGAGGCCGCCGCGATTGCGCGTGCCGTGGCGGCCGGGTCGAAGTCGGCCCTCGACGCAGCCCGGGCGACCCTCTCCCGGCTGGAGCGCGAGACGCGCCGCCTGCCGGAGATCGCGCGGGCGGAGACGGTGCTCGAGGAACTCGCCCCGCAGATCGTCGCCGCGGAAGCCGCCCTTGCGGCAGCCAACGCCGCCATCGACGCGGCGCCCCTCCCGCCGGTCGCCGAGCCGGTCCCCGCGCTGGACGTTCAGGAAGCCGCCGTCCGGACGGCCGAGGAGGCCCATCGTAGGGCCTGCGGAGCCGTGGCCGTGGCCGAGGCCGCCCTGAGCGACGCGGAGGCCGCAGCGGCCCGCGTTGCGGCCCTGCGCGCGGAACTCGACGCGCTCGGGCAGGACGTCGCCGACTGGGTCCGTCTGGAGTCCGACCTGCGGGCCGTTCTCCAGCACTCGATCGACGCCGCCGGTCCGGAGATCGCGAGCCTCACGAACGAGCTTCTCCGCTCCCCCGGCTGCCCGTCGCTCAACCGCTACTCCGTCACCGTCGAGACCCAGCGCCCGTCGGCCGACGGGAAGCGGCAGATCGAGGACTGCTACGTGTCGGTCATCGACTCGACGAACGGTTACGCGGGCGCGTCATCCGGCCTTTCCGACGGGCAGCTCGCCGTGGTCGGCGAGGCGGTGCGGTTCGCGCTGACCCGGATCGCCTGCCGGACGGCGGGGATCGCGAGCCCGACGATCGTCCGAGACGAGTGCGCGGGCGCGTTGCACGCGGACGTGGTTCCGCAGTACTGCGCGATGCTGAGGGCTGGTGCGCGACTCCTCGGCTCGGATCACGTCGTCGTCGTGACGCACGATGCGGCGCTGGCGGCGTTGTGCGACTCTCGCGTCCGAGTGGAGTCGGGGAGTCTGGCGATCGAGTAACGGCAGGAGCGGCGAGTCTCCGCGTGGCCCGGAATGGCGCGACGGGGTGAGGCTTGGCAGACGTGGCGTGTCCCGGAGAGCTTAGGCGGGGATCGGCATGGCTTGGACGGGCAGGTCGCGGCAGGCAGTAACGGACGACTCCGAAGCGGGCTGGCGGCCCGGTGCGTCCGACACACAGTAGCCAGCGAGTGAGGTTTCCTATGGCGTTCGCGAAGAAGGACACGGGAGCGGTGACGATCACCGCGCCGAAGTTCGAGGCCATCGAGCTGGAGATCAAGGGCACCGAGCCCTACGTCCAGCACAAGTTCACGGCGAAGGCGCGCACGGCGATGCGCGAGAAGCAGGCGGCCGGTTCCAAGGCCGCGAAGAAGGCGAAGGATGCGCGGGACTTCGACACGGACTTCACGGGGGCGCAGTACCGCTCCCGCGAGGGCTGGAACGGCATCCCGTGCGCGTCCTTCCGGCGTGCGATGATCGACGCATGCCGACTCGTCGGGCTGGAGATGACGAAGGCGAAGATGGCCGTCTTCGTCATGTCCGACGGGCAGGACCCGGAGGACGGCACGTCGCTCGTCCGCATCATCGCCGGGGAGCCGGAGCGGCACGAGGGCATGGTCCGGAACTCGACGGGCGTCTCCGACATCCGCGTCCGGCCGATGTGGAAGGAGTGGGGCGCGAAGCTCCGCATCCGGTACGACGCGGACATCCTCACGCCCGAGGCCGTCGTGAACCTCCTGAACCGCGCGGGCATCCAGATCGGCATCGGCGAGGGCCGGCCGTTCTCGAAGATGTCCGCGGGCTGCGGCTGGGGCACGTTCGAGGTCGTCGAGTCGAAGGGCGGCGAGTCGTGAGCGCGGACATGATCGACCCGACGCCGAACTCCGCCGAGATGGTGCGCGCGGAACTCCTCGCGCTCTCCGACCGGCACGAGGGGCGGCTGGAGCCGGAGTCCGTCGTGGACGCGGCGCGCGATCCGGCGTCCGTCCTCCACGGGATGTTCACGTGGGACGACACGGACGCGGCGCGGCGCTACCGGCTGTTGCAGGCGGCGACGCTCATCCGGCGCGTGAAGATCACCATCCTGCGGCACGATCCCGAGACGCGGCAGGTGAAGATCGAGCACGCCCGCGCGCTGGAGTCCCCGGCGTCGGAGCGGGACCGGAAGGGCGAGCCCTCGAAGGGCGGCTCGTACATCCGGACGGCGAAGATCGCGAGGGACCCGCAGATGCGGGCCTCGATGGTGGACACCGTCCTCGCCGAACTGAACGCGATCCGGAAGCGGTACGCGCGGCTTTCCGAGCTGGAGACCGTGTGGGCCGCGATCGACGAGGCGAGCGAGAAGTGATCCACGGGCGGCCCGTCGTCGAGATGGCGGCGGGCCGCCGCATGGCAGGCGCGTTCGGGCCGGGCTGGGCGAGGCGAGTCGCTGCATGGCATGGCAGGAGCGGTAAGTCGTGGCATGGCGAGGTCAGTACTGGCGCGGCAGGTGGGGCAGGGCCGGGCGCGGCGTGGCCGGGCGCGGCAGACACGGCGTGGTTGGGCAGACTCGGCTTGGATCGGCAGGGCAGGGCGCGGTCAGGCATGGCAGGCAGGGCTAGGCTTGGCGGGGACTGGCGAGGCACCGCAGGCACGTCCAGTCAAGGCCCGGACTGGCGTGGCTGGGCATGGCGAGACGAGGCAGGCTAGGACGGCATGGCTGGGCACGGTCTGGATTGGCCGGGCGAGGCAGGCTAGGCGTGGCATCGCGTGGACTGACCCGGTGAGGCAAGGCAGGAATGGATAGGCTAGGCCGGGCCTGTGACGGCGCGGCAGGCAACGACATCAAGGAGAACCGAGAGATGACCGAACAGACGAACGAACCGGCAACGCCGGAGACCGAGAGCCCCGCGGAAGCGGCGGCGAGGAAGGGACGGGGGCCGACGCGGCACAACGTGCTGATGGGCGATCTCGTCGAAGACATCGAGCGGGCGCCGGAGGACGTGCGCGAGGCGACGATCGCGGCTCTTTCCGGGTGCGAGTCCAGCGAGAAGATCAACGACGCCGTGGGGCAGGCGCGCTCCGCTCTGCGCGAGCACATCGCCCGCGTCGAAGCGAAGATCGCCCTCGGGGAGGCCGCCGCGCGCTTCATCGCGCGGGCGGAGAAGCTCCCGCCCCGGCTCCGGCGGATCGTCGTGCTGGCGTTCACGACGCCGGACGAGCCGGAGGCCGATCGGTTCGGAGTCTCGGGTCCGAACATCATCGGAAAGCCGGCATTCTTCGGCTGCTCCACGATCACCAACGACACCCCCGAGGTCCCCGAGGGCGAGGGCGCATGACACTCACCCTCCACCCCTACCAGGTGCGCGGAGTCGAATGGCTCCGCGCCACCACGGCCGCGCACGGGGCGGCGCTCCTCGCCGACGACATGGGCTGCGGGAAGTCCCCGCAGTTTATCGTGGCGCCGCCCCCCGAGGCCCCGGTGATCGTCGTCGTCCCCGCCGCCCTCAAGTCACAGACGGCGGAGCGGATCGTCGCGTGGCGTGGGACCGGGACGCGCGTCTCCGTCCTCGACGGACTCGGGTCGTGGCGGGCTCCGGGCGCGGGGGAGTGGATCGTCCTCAACCCCGAACTCCTCCCCGCCGCGCCGGCCGAGCGCGAGCGCGCTGAGCGCGAGATCGCGGAAGCGGACGACTCCGACATGCTCGACTTCGCGCGGCACGAGCGGGCGAAGAAGGCCCGCGCGAAGCTCGCGCGCATCCTCGCGATCGGGGTTATCGACCGCGATGCCATCGCCCCGGGCACGTGGCTCGTCGTGGACGAGGCGGACGAGTTCAACACGCACGCGACGACGCAGACGACGCGGCTGCGGACGCTCGTGGCCGCGGTCCTCCGGCGCAAGGGCCGAGTCGTCGCCGCGACCGCGACGCCGCTTCGGAACCAGCCGTCCGACCTCCGCGCGCTCCTCGCCACCTTCCGCCTCGGTGGCGTCGCGTGGCCCGCGAAGAAGGGCCGCGCCCTCGACTACTGGTCGTTCATGCGGGATTGGGGCGGGTCGAAAGGCCACTTCGGCGAGGAGTGGCAGGGCGATCCCCGCGACGGCGCCATCGCGACCTGCCTGCGCCGGGTGATGCTCCGCCGGATGTTCCGCGACGTCGTCGCGATCCCGCCGATGCTCCCGACGACGCGGGTGCGCGTGGACATCGACGCCGGGGTCCGGGACCTCGCCGACCACGCCGACGAGATGCTCCGCGCGCGGTCGCGGGACGTCGCGGCCGGGGAGAAGATCGTCTTCGAGACGTGCTCGCGCGTGAGGGCCGCCCTCGCCGTGGCGAAGCTCCCCGCCGCTCACGCATGGTGCGCGGCGCAGGAATCGGCCGGAGAGCCCGCCGTGGTCGCGTGCGTCTCCGCCGACGTCGTGCGGGACATCGCGCGTCGCGACGGCTGGGGTCGGATCGCGGGGGCCGACTCGGCGGAGTCCCGGGCGGAGACGGTGCGGCGCTTCCTCCGCGGCGACCTGCGGGGCGTCGCGATCACCCACGCGGCGGGCGGGGTCGGGATCGACCTCTACCGGGCGGCGCGCATCCTGCTCGTCTCGCGGGAGTGGAACCCGGCCCGGAACCGCCAGACGCTCGCCCGCGTGCTTCGGCAGGGCCAGACGCGGCGGGTCGGGCTGACGCTCCTCGACGCGGATCACCCGATCGAGGCGCGGCTCGACGAGCTGCTCGTCGGGCGGAAGCGGTACATGGCCGCCATCGACGCGGCGGCGGATAATTCCGGAATTCCTCTTGCCGGTCCGCCCGTCGGGGCGTAGTCTATCCCTCGCGGTCGGGTGACCGTGACGGAGGCAGAACGATGACGACGACGTCCGCCGCGAACTACGAGACCCCCTTCGGCTCCTTCCGGACTTGGGAGGAAGCTGCCGCTCGGTGCGAGGCGGCCGACTTCGATCCCGTCGAGTGCATCGTCTACGCGCCGACGGGGGTCGTCGGATGATCCGGCCGCGAACCGTCCGCGAGCACTACCGGCACGCGCGGTCCCTCGGGGCCTTCCGCGCCGTCGATTGCCTGCGGATCGCCCGGGCGGCCGCGGAGCTTGACCGAACGTCGGCGGAGGCGCGGACGGCGGTTCGGGTGGCGTCCTGCTGGACGACGGCCTACCGGGAGACGTGGCCCGATGGCTCGGCGCCGATCCGCCTCACGGACGGCGTGCGGGTGTTCTGATGGACACCCTCCGCTCCTCTCGCGCCGCGATCCTCGCACTCGACCTCGGCCGGGCGACCGGCTGGGCGCTCGCCGGGTGGGGCGAGGTCGCGATCTCCCGCCCGCTTTTCCTGCCCGCCGACGACGGCCGGGCGATGGTCGCGCTCCGGAAGCGGCTCCGCGAACTCGTCCGGAAGCACCGCCCCGACGTGATCGCGTACGAGGACGTCCCGGCGCAGGCCCACACAGGCGGCGACGCGGCGCACCTCTGGGGCGCGTGGTACGGGTGCGTCATGCTCGTCTGCCGGGAGACCGGGACGCCGTACCTCGGGGTCCGCCCGGCGGAGTGGAAGGCGGCGGCGGGGCTCTTGTCCGCCTCCGGGCCCGCGGACGCGCTGCGGGCGGCCCGAGCCCGGTGGCCGGCGCTCGGGGAGGGTGCGACGGAGGACGAGGCGGTTGCGCGATGGGTCGCCGTGGCGGCGGCCGGGAGGATGAGATGAGCGACGACCTGATCCGGCGCGGGGCCGCGCTGGAGGAGATCGAGGCGAAGGTCCGCGCCCAGTGGACCGACGCCACGTCTGCGAGCGAGAAGAACGACGAGCGCCGCGCCGAGCGTCACCGATCCGCGGCGCGCGTGCTGGAGAAGCTCGCGGAGCGCATCCGGGCCCTCCCCGCGGTCGCGCGGGAGCCGGAGGCGGCGCCCTCCCCGCTGTCCGGCCTACCGGACGACGTGCGTCACCGGCTGGTTGCCCTCGCGCACACCGACGTCTTCGTGAGCCGGATGCTCAACGCGATCCGCGGCGGGATGCGCGAGGCCGAGGCGATGGCGGAGACGATCGCCGGGCTGGCATCAGCGCAGGCGCGACTCGTCGCGGAGGCCGTGGACGCACGCGCGAAGTCCACGCAGACGGTGCTGATCTCCCTGACCCCCTCCCCGCCGACGTGCGCGACGTGCGGGGGCTCGGGGCTGCGGATGTGCGCGTGCTGCTCGTCGGATGACGAGCCGGACTCGTTCGACTGGACCTGCCCCGCCTGCGCGGGCGGGAGGCGGGCGTGAGGCGCCCCCGATCCGGCCCCGGCGGCTGGCTGTCCGAGGGCCAGCAGGCCCGTGACGACGCGGCCGAGTTGACGCGTCTCCGCGCCGAGGTCCGGCGTCTGCGCCGGGCGCTGCGGGAGCCATGCTGTCAGATCGAAGGCTGCTGCGGCGGCACTGGCAAGGTCGGATGGTCCACCGACGACGGGTGCTGCGGCGAAGAGGAGTGCGGAGGATGCCGATGCTGCGCCGCCAGTGCCGCCCTCGCGCGGCGGAGGAGGAAGCCGTGAGCCGGTACGGAGCATGGACCGTCCCCGGGTCCCGGGAGACCGCGCGTCTCGCGTGGCGGGAGTACGTCGGCAGGTACGTTCAGCACCTGTCGGACTGCGGGTGCGACGTGTGCTGGCGGAACTTCCGCCTCGCGCTTTCCACCCCGAAGCCGTGGCGCTCTCCGCGTCGCCCGGACCCGCGGAGGAAGTACCCGCGGAGCCATCGGCGGGCGTGCGCCGAGTGCCGCGACACCGTGGATGTCGTGCGGGTCTGGATGGACTGTGAGAAGCGCGAACTGCAACTCGGGTACGACGCCCTCGCGAGCGCATCGCGGGATCACTGGACACGGTGGCGCCGCGACCCGCACGGGAGGCGCTCGTGACCGACCTGCTCAAGCTCGCCGAGGAGTTGGAGGACGGGGATCACCGCGACAACCAGTGCCCCCGGTGCTGGGAGTGCTGTACCTGCTGCGCCGATCCGAAGTTCCGGAAGACCGTCGCCGCCGCGCTCCGGCTCGCGGAGGCGGTCGTGCCCGACGACGTACACGGCTACTGTCAGTTCTGCGCGAACGCGACGCCGGGGACGCACGAGCCGACCTGCGTCTGGGCCACCTTCCGGGCGGCGAGGGAGGGATCGTGAGCGACGCCGAACGCGCCGGAGGCGGGACGTGAGCGACGTCACCCGGTCGTTCTCTCTCGCGGATCTCGCCGAGATCATCCGAACTCAGAGCGAGGACCGAGTCCGCGTCGCGCGCTTCCTCGTGGACGATCTGGAGACGATGCGCCGAGTCCTCGACTGCGCGGCGCCCGTGCGGACTCCGTTGGCGGGGTCGCCTTGGCCAACGTCGATCACGGGCATACCGGTCATTGTTGCGCGACTGCTCCGGCCGGGGACGATCGCGGCGCTCGACGCGGAGGGGAACGTCATCATGTCGGCGTGCATCGGGCCAGCTCCCACAGGGCCTCGGCTCGGAGGCGGGACGTGAGCGACGCCCCCGAGGAGATCCGCGGCGTCTCCACGTCGATCTTCAGCGTCGGCCGGACGTGCGGCGGGATCACGTTCATGGGCCACAGCTACGTCTACGACTCGATCCTCGACGTGCTGGTCCGGGAGGACGTGGATCGGCGCCGGAAGAAAGAGGCGGCGGACGAGCGGCGGGCCCGGCGGCGGAAGGGCGCGGCGGCGCAGTGGACGCTTCCTCTCGGTCCAGCTACCCCGGCAACGCCCGGATGACCTCGCCCCGCACGACGAGGTCCGCCACCTGCCCCGGCGACAGTTCGGCGGGCGTCTCGATCTGCACCCACGCCGGGACCGGGAGCGGGACGGGCGGACGCGGGTCGGGCGTGCCGTCCGGGAGGGGCAGGTGCGCGAGTGCGTCGAGGCGGACGAGGTAGCGCACGGGGCCTCCGTCGAACTGTTCGAGTATCTCGAAGGGTTGAACTCTCCGGGATCTTCGGAGAGTTGGGGGAGCGCCGCCCCGACGTCTATCCGTCGGTGTCGCCGGAGGCTGCTGCCTCAACGGTCGGCCGGGACGTAAGCACCCGGCGGCGCGAAGGAGCTACTTGGGGGTCTCGACGGGGGCCGGGGCCGGCGCGGGCTCCGGCTTCGGCTCGGCGACCTTCTCGGCCACCTTCGCCGCCGCCTCGACGGCCGCGGTCTTCGCCGTGATCGCCGGGACGACTCCGCCCGCGTCCACGGTCACCGGGACGTCGGCCTTGGCGTCCTGCTTGGCCGTCGCCTCGGACGCGGCAGACGGGGCCGCCGTGCCGCTTGCGATGGCGTCCGCGGTGACGTCGCCGTGGAAGACGACGTTCACGTTCACGACGGGCTGGGTGCCGGTGCTGCCGCCCTGCGAGGCGCGGCCCTGCTCGGCCTGCGGGGCGGCGCACGCGGCGATGGCGAGGAGCGCGAGGACGGCGGCGGACGTCGTGGCGAGGACGCGCGCCTTCGGCTTCGCGGTCGTCTTCGACTTCTCGCACGCCTCTTGAAGCGCCTTGTCCGCCGCCACGAGGCGGTCACGCGAGGCGCTGCGGAAGATCCGTCGGATGAGAGACATGAGACTCCTCATGGGGTCGATCCCCTTCGTTCGAGGTGCTCGCGCACGTCGCGCAGCACTTCCGTGTTCGTGGCGATGACCTGCGTTGCGGCGGTGAGGCGGGCGGCGGACTCGTCCTCGCGCTTCTCGGCGCGCTTGGTGGACCAGAACCAGAGGGCTCCGATCGTCGTACAGAGGCCTCCGATGGCCGTGAAGATCGTCCCGTCGGGGACCTCGATGCAGAGGAGCGGGCTCACCACACCGTCACCCCGAGGATGGCGGGCGGGGTCGCCGTGTCGTGTTCGACGTCCACGTTGGCCCCGGCGTTCCCGCGGGTCGCGTCCCTCACCCACGCGGGCGGGTTGTCGAAATCCTCCTCCGTCGTCGAAGGCGGCGGGCCCGGGTTCGTGACCACGACCGTGAGCGTGAACCCGGTGGGAGAGACCTTGATCTTGACCTTGCCGATGGTGTGCGCCACGTCATCCGCCCTTCGTCGTGATGAGATGCTGGATCTCGTTGAGCCGGTACAGGCACGCGAGTCCGACCGCGACCGCCGCGATGCCCACGACCGCGATGACCGCGACGAGAGCCCGAAGCTCGCGCCGCGCGCCGTCGGTGATCGCGACCACCGCCGCCGTCACGTCGGGCGGTGACCTCTCCGGCACGACGGGGGGAGTGGTCACGGTGGGCACGCGGGTCTCCCGCGCCTCCGGGGACTGGCCCGGGGCGCCACGGGACGGCGGGGCGGTACGGCTCGGAGTCACGTCTCCTCCGTCAGTCGGGTGGCGTACTCCTCGGTCATGCGGACAGTATACTCCTCGGAGAGACGGGTGCCGTACTCGTCCGAGATCCGCGTGGGGACGGGAGTCAGGACCGCGGGGGGCGATCCTGTGCCGGCGCCGAGGAGGAGAAGGAGCAGCATAGATCACCGCCCCTTGTAGCCGGCGGCCGAGACCTTCATCGTCGTGACGCTCGCGGCGCTCGCGAAGTTGAGCGCCTCGTTGTCCCCGAGCCGCAGCGGGGACGGGAGGGTGATGACCGCGCCCCCCGTTGCGGGTGCGGGGATCGTCATGCGCGCCGTGCTCCCGGACTTGATGACGACCTCCGTCGCGGTCGCGCTGGAGTTGCTCACGGTGATCGTGGTGACGTAGATCCGCACGCCCGAGCCCTGCGCCGCGATCACCGCGGTGTCGCTGGTGTTCGTCGCGCTGCCCGTTCCGTCCACGAGCAGCTCCGGAAGCGCCGGAGCCGTGATGAGGCGGCCGACGAGGTCCGCGAGGAGGTTGACGCGGTCCGCCGCGGTAACCGCCGTCGGCTCCGCGCTCGCCGCCTTCGCGCCGATCTTCACCGGGGCCCCGGAGTCGGCGGAGTCGTGCGCGACGTCGCCCGCGGAGGCGGCCTGCACGGCGAACGTCCCTGCGTTCGTCACGGCGTGGCTCGGGACGCTCGCGAGGCTCACCGGCAGCGTGGAGATCGCCGAGGCCCCGTCCGACAGGCGGACGTAGACCGGCGTCCCCACCGGGGCATCCACCGTCAGGGATCCGCCGGAGTCGGTCACCGGGAACGTGCCGCCCGCGCCCGTCACCGTCCACGTCCCCGACTGCGTCGCCGCCACCGTGCCGGTGACCGTGACCGAGCCGGAGATCGAGACCGTGCCGTCCACGGTGAGCGCACCGCCGCCGTCGGAGACGGGCAGCGCGGTCCCACCACTCACGCCCTGCACGGAGATCACGTCGGAGGACGGGGTCCCCGCCGCGCCGAGGGCGGGTTGCTTCGCTGCGGTCGCGGCGCCGGAGGGGAGCGGGAGGGCGGACGCGGAGATCGCCACCGTGCCGGTGACGGAGACGGACCACGATCCGGACTGCGTCGCGGCGACGGTCCCCGACACGGTCACGTCGTTGTTCGCGCCGAGGTTGACCAGCACCCCGTCCGCGTCGGCGGTGACGTGCGTGATCGACCCGTCCGCCGAGTACGCGAGCTTCATCCGCTGGACGAGCGCGCCCGATCCGGTCGCCGCGTCGGCAGAGACGATCGTGCCGGCCGGAGGAGTCGCGAGGGTCGCGGACTGGAAGGTCGTGTCGTCTGCCATGTCAGCCTCCGACTCCGAGGAGCGTCAGGAAGTGCGCGGTCGCGGCCGGCGGGGTGCCGCTCAGGTCCGCGTAGTCGTGGCCCTCGGCGAGCCACGCGACCTCGTCCGCAGTCAGCGCGCGCGACCACATCGCCATCTCGTCGATCCGCCCGTGCATGTACCGGCCGAGGTTGTTGAAGCGCCCGACTTCGACCGGCGCCGTACCGTCTGGAAGGCTCGCCGGGATCGTGCCCGAGTAGCCCATCGTCGCGGCCACTCCGTCGATGTAGATTTTGAGCCGTGCCGCGTTGTTCGCGCCCGCTCCGTCGTAGACGACGGCGACGTGATACCAAGTGTTCGCCGACATCCCGGCGTCGGTCGTGTAGCCGCGGATCGAGCCGTCCGCGAGAAGCGAGTCCGCGGCGAACATGTTGATCTCGCCGCCGGAGTCCCACGTCTGGATCGCGAACTCGGTCTGCGTGGAGTGGATCCACTTCGACATGATCGTCCGGTTCGTGGCGACGCTGGACGGCTGGTAGAGCCAGCACGACAGCGTGAACGCGGAAAGGCCCGAGAACGCCGGGTCGTCCGCGAGCGAGAGGTACTCATTGGACGCGGAGTCGAAGCTCGCGGCGTTGCCGACGACTCCGGTCGCGTATCCCACCGTGTTGTTGTCGGTGAGGTCGTAGCTGCCGTCGTGCGAGTCGGCGCGCGTCCCGCTGGTCTCGTCGTACGCCCAGTAGGCGAGCAGGTCGGTCGTGCCCGGGTTGGTCGGCATCAGACCATCTCCCCCGCCTCGCGCCACCCGTACGCGCGCCACGTCTCCGGGCCGTCGTGGTGGCACCGCTCCCACGTCTCTCCGTCGCGCGTCAGGCGGATGACGAGGCACCAGCCCTTGCTGCTCGGTCCAGCGTATTCGTCCACGCGGCCCGAGAAGCCGAGCGCGAGCGCCGCGTCGATGAGCGACGACTCGACGCCGAACGCCGCGAGGTCGGCCGCTTCGCGCGCCTGCGCAGGGCGGTCGTGCGTCGCCTGATGCAGCGTGACCGTCGTGATGACGGTCTGGATCGCCGCAAGCTCGGACGGCGAGAGGGTGGGGGCGCTCACGACGTCGGACCTCCGGCGTAGACGTCCGCGAGCCACTGAGCATCGACGACTTCGTACGCGGACCCGGTGACGAGAACGAGCTGGCACCGGACGTCCGAGGCTGCCGCGGCGAAGGTCACGGACCCCCACGCCCGGCAGGCGGTCCCGCCGGACGTCGCCGGGACGCGGTACTGGGTGTCCGTCTTCACCGTGAGCGCGATGTTCCACAGGAGGCTCGCGTCCGAGTCGGCCGCGAAGGCGCGGAAGCGGACGGAGTCGAACGCGGTCAGGTCGGTGGGGTCCCACGCGCGCGTCACGCCGTTCCACGTCTCGACCTTGAAACGCAACGGCGCCGACGCACCGGCGTAGAACTTGCCGAACTTCGCGGAGGTCCGATACCGGGGCGTCGCGGGCATGGTCCTATCCTACCGCCTCGGGGGGCATCATGCGACTCCGAGCGTTGTGATCGTGCCGCCGGAGCCCTTCCATTTCAGGGCGCCGGCCTCCGCGTAGAGGTAGCCGCCGGATGCCGGGGTCCCGCTCGGCGCCGCGTCCGCGTTGCGCAGGTAGGCGACGCCCGTCGCGTCGAGGGTCATCACCGTCGTGGACGTCCCCGCGACGACGCGCGCGATCGTGAGCCCCCCGGCGCCGTCGGAGGAGACGACGACCGCGTCCTTCGGCAGCCCGGTCGCGTGGTCGATCGATCCGAATGCGATCCGCGAGCCTTGCGCCCAGACGTCCGTCCGCGTCGAGCGGGTGACTCCGACGGGCGCCGTGTCGGTCTCCGCGTCGAGAGCGTCGGTCTCCGGCGGCAGGTGGAGCCAGCCTCCGGACGCCGTCCCGCCCGCGTAGCGCGACGAGCCGGGCTCCTGAGTGCGCGTCCACTCCCCGCCCCGCTGCGCGCCGTAGGGCACGCTCCGGGCCGTCACGGGGTCGCGGTACTGGTGCTGCGCGAGCGCGCGCGGCGACGGGGCGCCGGTGTGGAAGAGGTCGGGGAGTCCGTCGCCGATCGGCTGGGGGTGCGCGGAGATCACCGCGAGGCTGAGTTCAGACGGCGTCGTCCCGTAGTGCGGGAACGCGAGCCGGTCGGCGGAGGCGGTCACCCGCTGCTGGGACCCGCCGGTCCAACCGCCCCCGCCGCCGCCCGGAGTCGTCGGCCCGCCGTCGTCGTCCCCGCCGGGAGTCCCCGGGCCGGGCCCGTCCGGGTCCGGAGGCGGGTCCGTCGGCTCCTTCGTGTCCGGGATGCCGCCGCCGGGAGTCGTCGCCCCGAACATGCAGTAGGAGTGCCAGCGCCAGCGACCCGCCGACTTGTAGTCCTTCGAGTCGCGCGGCCACTCGTACTTGTCCTCGGGGTCGAACTTGAGCGGCGCCTTCATCACGACGGGACCGGTCGTCGCGGCCGGGTAGTTCTCGTCCTCGAACCGCATCGGGCCGTCGCGCTTGCCCTCGCCGGAGTCATTCCAGAACGCAAGCGTGGACAGGTGTGCCGGGTTGATGTTGCGGTTGTCGGCGTCGGTCCCGAGCAGGTGCTTGTCCTCGAACGGTCCGATGTCGAGAAAGCCTCCGTCGCGGACGCTCACGCGCGCGTGCTGCGCTTCCGATCCGGCCCCGTCCGTGACGAAGCCGCCGAGGGCCTCGCGATGCCCGGTCAGGCCGATCGTCCACGAGATCGAGTTCGCCTTGTTGCCCTTGAGGCTGAGGTTTCCAGTCGGCCGACGGATCACCTGCGCGAGCGTCTGGAGCGTCGCGGACGTGCCCGGGTCGATCTCGCCGTCGGACGTCACATCGCAGACGAGCGTTCCGTAGGAAGGGGTCGGCCCGTAGTGCGCCGCGATGAGCCGCGGATCGGCGTGGAAGAAGAGGTCCGTCTGCTTCGTCTCGTCCGTGGACTCGAGCGTAATGCCGATCGTGCCCGCCGGAAACGGCTGGATCTTGCGCGGCTCCTTGGGGTTCTTCCTCCGATACCTCGAGTCCGAGGTCCACGAGCCATCGACCGGCGAGACGGCGAGCGGGGGCGTGGAGTACGTCGCCGAGTATGTCGGAGACTCCCAGACGCGGCCCGCGGGGCCGGAGGCGCCGTCCTGCCCGAGTCCGCCCTCCGCGCCGCCTCCGCCGCCGGGCTTCGGCTTGAGCCACGAGTCCGGGACGCCGCTGAACTCGCCCTCGACGTTGTCGCGGTTCCACCACGGACTCCCGGGGTACTCCCCGGGTCCGTTCCAGTGCCACGGGTCGGAGGATGGCTTGCGGCTTCCCGGAGGCACGTCTCCGCGCGCCCAGCCGTTGCCGTTGCCCATCCAGATCGGATTTCCGGGCTGCTCCGAGCCGGGCCCGAAGCTCCCTCCCCACGCATCGCCCGTCGCGGTCGTGGAGCCGCTGCCGGGGACGATCGAGGGCCACGCCTGCCGCCACCCGGGGATCGGGCGGGATGCCGTCTCCCACAGCGTCCAGCCGGTGACGTCGCCGACGGTGGCCGCGTCGTACTGGATCTCGCCGAAGCGGGTCGGCGGGGCGACGACGCGCCACGCGAGCGTGCCGGAGCGGTGCTCCAGAGGCACGCCGCGGCTGTGATCCTGCGCGGGGAGGATGCCAGCGGCGGACGGGTTGCGGGAGTCGCCGGAGCGCATGTCACACCCTCCCCGGGTCGGCGAGGCGCAGGACGAAGCGGCGCGTGGAGTCGGGGAGGAGGCTGAACAGGTTGAGAGCCGGCACGGTGCCCGACATCGTAGCGCGGGTT